TGAGCTTCAGGTGTCGCGTGGGCAAATTCAGGGGCACTCTGTAGTCACTATTGCTGGCTATAACTCTGATGTTGACACATCATGGGAGATGATTACCCCAGTTGGTGACTTGTCTTATGCCGCCGCCGCCTTGCAAATGACTGTGAGTTCTTCCAGCGCAAGCGATACTTCGGCTGGCACTGGCGCACGAACTGTGTTGATTACAGGCTTGGATGCCAACTATGCAGTTATTAGTGAGAGCGTGACCATGAATGGTCAGACGGCTGTGACAACCACAAATTCATTCTTGCGCATTAACTCCATGTTGGTGACAACCGCAGGGACAGGTTTGGCAAACGCAGGCATTATTTACATTGGTTCAGGTACTGTGACTTCTGGCGTACCAGCGACCATCTACAACGTGATTGCGGCTAGTTTCAACAACACAACCTCAAGCCAATACACCATTCCTGCTGGTTACACAGGCTATTTGGCTGTGGCTCGAATTGGTTTGGCGCAGGACGCTGGCACAACCTTAGTCACTGCAAGAACACGCTTTGTTGGCGCGAGTGGCATTGCCACAACTGGCCCATTCATTGTGACCAACAACAACATCTCGACCATCAACTTCCCTTACCCAATTGCAATTGCTGAGAAGACTCGCATTCAAGGCGAGGCAATTGGTGGCGCTGCTGACAATGAAGCGGCTGGTTTTTTTGAGTTGATCCTCATTCAAAACTACATACAGGGCACAAATGGCTAAGAGTCCAGCATGGCAGCGCAAAGAGGGCAAATCCGAGAAGGGCGGCTTGAACGCCAAGGGACGGGCCTCTGCGAAAGCGCAAGGCATGAACTTGAAACCGCCCCAGCCCGAAGGTGGAAGCCGTCGAGACTCTTTCTGCGCCAGAATGACGGGGCACAAGAAGAAGAACACAAGCCCAGAAGTCGCCAAAGACCCAAACTCACGTATAAATAAAGCGTTAAGAGCATGGGCATGTTAACTTGTACCCGCTGCAAAACAGAGAAGCCAGCAACTTCTGAGGCCTTCCCATTGCATAACAAAAAACGCAATGGGTTGGATAGTTGGTGCAGGGAATGTCGCGCCACATACAGAAGCGAAAATTGCAGAGGCAGGCATCGCTCTGTCATATCTGATGAGGCTCTTAAAGATATTAAAGCCTCTGTGAATCAATGCGTTATTTGCGGCGTAGAAAGCGCATTAGTTGTTGATCATGATCATGCAACAGGACAAGTGCGGGGAATGCTTTGCAACCACTGCAATCGTGGCTTGGGTCATTTTAGAGATGACCCTATGTTGCTAGAATTTGCTGCACAATACTTGTACGCATCAAACGATCACCCAGCTTGGGATAAGTACAAAGAAACTTCTAAGGCGGAGATTTAACATGGAAATGATGCTTTGGAACGCAGCCCTGAGTGCCATTGTGGCGGTTATGGGCTTCTTGCTTAAAGGCAAGTTTGACGAGCTGGATCGGCTTAGCATTTTGCTTAACCGCACCCGCGAAGAAGTTGCCCGTGATCACATTACTCGCTCTGAGTTTCGTGCCGACATGCAACAGCTACTCGATCGTTTTGATCGATTGGAGCGCAAGATTGATAATCTGAAAGGCTCCAATGCCCAGTACGAGTAAGAAAAATTCAAGGAGCAGCGTAGTTCGCTAATTTGATATGGGGCCACTAGGGATTTTAGGATTGCTAGATCGAACGGGCGTTATGGACCGTGCTGGACTTGGCTTGCCTTCAGGATGGCGTGACGCGGTTTCTGCAATTTCTAATCCACAAGCATTTGTGATGGGTCAGTTAAAAAACGCTGCTACAGATGCCATAGCAAAGTCAAGCCCGGAAGCGGCTGCTGGCATTGCTGCATTGAATATTCCAAAGGCATTTGAAGATGACTTGAAGCAGTCGGTTATTAACGGTACAGTGGCAAACTCTCCAATGTTGCAACAGTTTGTTCCGGTTAAAGACTATAAAACTGTAGATTTAATTCGTACCATTCAAAACGGCGTAAACCCACAAATCCCAACATACGACAACATTGATGTTGGTGGGGGCTTTAATCCGGCTGCATATTCACCCAATCCTTCAGGCTTTGACTTGGCGTTTGCGCCAATGGATATGAATCAGTTCAGCACCCAAATGCCAGAGCTGGGTAATTTTGGAAACTTTGAAGCACCAGTTTATGATTATGGTAATTTTGAAGTCCCAAGTTTTGGAGGCTATGAGGCGCCAGTTTATGATTTTGGCGACTTTGACTTCCGTAGGGGAGGTAAGGTCTAATGCCAAGCAGTAGCAAAAAGCAACACAATTTCATGGCAGCGGTGGCCAACAATCCATCGTTTGCAAAGAAAGTAGGCGTTCCACAATCAGTGGGTAAAGAGTTTTCTAACGCGGACAAGGGCCGCAAATTTTCAAAAGGTGGTGATACTATGGCTTCTAAAATGAACCCTGGCTTTATGGCAATGATGGCCAAGAAAAAAGGCACTAGCAAAATGGCTGGTGGCGGCATGGCTGCGTCCTCAATGGGTAAAGTTAAAACTGCTGCTCCAAGCAAAGATGGCGTTGCTACAAAAGGCAAGACCAAAGGTACGCAAGTCAAGATGGCTGGCGGCCCAGGCGCTAACGGTAAGCCCACGCGCATGAAAAGCGGCGGCAAGTGCTAATTTAAGGAGGCCATCATGGCAAAAATGATTTCGGATCCCGAAGATAAAAATCCTGGCAAAGGCTACAAGCCCGAGAAATTGGGCAGTGATATCCGTGTGGACGGAAAGCGTTTGAGAGACGATCAAACAACTTCTGTTGGTAAGTCTATGCCAGATATTGGGCCAATGATCAAGCGCATGAAGGCCGAATCAGAAGCCAAAGAAGAAGATGGCGCATCACGCATGAACGCCATGGGTGACACCTATAAAAAAGGTGGCATGACGGCTTCTAAGCGCGCAGACGGCATCGCTCAGCGTGGCAAAACTCGCGGCACGATGATCATGTGCGGCGGCGGGATGACAAGAAAATGATGGCCTCTCGCGGGATGGGGGACATCGCCCCCTCTAAGATGCCCGGCGCTAAGAAAAAAGAGCGCCGTGATGACACAGACTTTACCGAGTACGCCGATGGTGGGCCGGTTGGTTTGTATGCCAACATTAACGCCAAGAGAAAACGCATAGCCGCTGGCTCTGGCGAAAAGATGCGTAAGGTTGGCTCTAAGGGCGCACCTACTAAAGCTGATTTCATTGAGTCTGCTAAAACCGCAAAGAAGTAACACATGACCACTACCGGCACAACCCTATTCAACATGGAGTTCACTGAGCTCGCTGAAGAAGCGTGGGAGCGTGCCGGTCGTGAGATGCGCTCTGGCTACGACTTACGTACAGCGCGCCGTTCTTTGAACCTTATGACCATTGAGTGGGCCAACCGTGGCCTAAACATGTGGACCATTGAGACGGGCACCATTACGCTGACGCAAGGTCTTAATACCTACGCGCTTCCCAATGACACCATTGATTTGCTGGACCACGTAATTCGCACGCAGCCAAATAACTCGTCCACCCAGTCTGACTTGAGTATTACGCGCATTAGTGTTTCTACCTATGCAACCATACCTAACAAGTTAACCCAGGCTCGCCCAATCCAAGTGTGGATTCAGCGCTTATCTGGCGAAACAAACCCAACTTCTGAGTTCTTATCGACCGCGATTAACTCTACGGCCACATCAATTGTGTTGAGTAGCGTAGTTGGTTTGGCCGGCTCTGGATTTATCAAGCTAGATGACGAGATCATTTACTACACGTATATCGAAGGAAACACCCTTGGAGGCGTCTTTAGGGGTCAGGCTAATACCACGGCAGCCTCGCATGCTGTTGGCGCCTCTGTGTTCGTTCCTCAGCTCCCTGCGATTACTGTGTGGCCGACGCCAGATGGCTCGCAAACATACCAGTTTGTCTACTACCGCATGCGCCGTATTCAAGATACCGGCAAAGGCTTAGAGACAGCAGACATGAATTTCCGCTTTCTGCCCGCCGTGGCAGCAGGATTGGCGTACTACATTGCCATGAAGGTACCAGAGTTGGCCGGCCGAATTGATATGCTCAAGCGCGTGTACGACGAACAGTACGCATTAGCAGCCGCAGAAGATCATGAGAAGGCCACATTGCGCTTGGTGCCTCGCGTCGCATTCATAGGTGGAGGCGGTGTCTAATGGCAACGCCATATGCGTCTGGTAAATACTCGATTGCCGAGTGTGATAGGTGCGGCCAGAGATATAAGCTAAAGCAGCTGAAGACTGAGGTTATCAAGACCAAGACATACCAATTAAAGGTGTGTCATGTGTGCTGGGACCCAGATCAGCCGCAGTTGCAGTTGGGCATGTATCCAGTGGTGGACCCGCAAGCTGTTTATCAGCCGCGTCCAGATACGACATACGTCTCTGCCGGACTGAACGGCTTGCAGTTAACCAACAGCTCTGACGGGGGCAACCCAACTGGTGGTTCGCGTGATATTCAGTGGGGCTGGAATCCAGTTGGTGGAGCTAGTCAGTTTGACGCGGTTCTCACGCCAAACTATTTGGTGGCAACGACATTTGTTGGTACAGTAACGGTCAGTTAAAGGAGTTTAAAATGGACAAGATGGATCTGAAACAAGACAAGAAAATGATTAAGGCTGCTGTGGGTAAGCATGAGAAAAACATGCACCCTGGCAAGACGCCAACTAAGCTCGCTAAGGGCGGCAAGACTAATGCTCAGATGAAACAACTGGGTCGTGGCTTGGCTAAAGTTGCCAATCAAAAGAAGTCTTCCTTCACATATAAATAAGGAGGTCGTCATGGCCACATTTAGCAAAAAAGTAATGGGCAAAGAAGTTGGCGATGCCAAAGTCTATGCCGAGCCGCACACCATGAAGGGCAAGGCTGTTAAAGCTGAAAGCAATCCTGGTTCGGGCCCAAACCGTAGCAAGGCAGATACAGTCAACATGTCTGTTGGCAACATCAGTCGCTCTGCGGGCGAGCAGCCAACCAAGACTAGCGGCATTAAGATGCGCGGCGCTGGTGCGGCTACCAAAGGCGTTATGTCTCGAGGCCCAATGGCATGAACTATGCCCAGCTCGTTGTCGCGGTAACTGATTACTGCGAGAACACGTTCCCAACAGTTGACATGGATGTTTTCATCCGTCAGGCAGAGCAGCGCATTTACAACACTGCGCAGCCAGCTAACCTGCGAAAGAACGTGACGGGCGTTACTCAGGCCGGCAATAAGTATCTAGCCGCCCCAACTGACTTTCTGTCAACTTACAGCCTAGCTCTTTACCCAGTCATTTCTACAACAGCTACCGGAACATCTGGTGCGTTTACGGTGACTGTAACAAGTTACAGTGGAATTGCTGTTGGTCAATCCGTGTCTGGAACTGGCATTGGAGATGGCGCGCTTGTAAGAAGTGTGTCAGGTACAACAGTTTTGTTGACCGTTGCAAATACCGGAACCGTCTCTGGAACTGTAACGTTCACGGGCGACTACTTGTATTTGCTCAACAAAGACGTTAACTGGATCCGTGAGGCTTACCCCAACACGGCCGGCCGTGGCGAGCCTCAGTACTACGGCATTTTTGGCCCAAATACCAGCGACCTTAACGAGCTCACGTTCATCATGGGGCCAACCCCAAACATGATTTATAACGCAGAGCTGCACTACTATTACTATCCAGAGTCAATCGTTACGGCCGGCACAACCTGGCTTGGTGACAACTTTGATTCTGTGTTGTTGTACGGCACGATCTGTGAAGCATTTGTCTATATGCGCCAAGAGGGCGATATGGTCAAGCTGGCCCAAGATCGTTATGTACAAGCTATTGCTCTGTACAAAAATCTGGCTGATGGCAAACAGCGTGGCGACGCTTATCGTGACGGCCAAGTCCGCACACAGGTGGCGTAATGGCAATTGTTCAAACACAAACCACCAGCTTCAAAAAAGAGCTGTACCAAGCCGTCCACAACCTGTCTACAAACACGTTGAAGATTGCTTTGTACACAGCTAACGCAGATTTAAACGAGAACACTACCGTTTACTCCGCAACAAATGAAGTAACGGGTACTGGCTATGTGGCGGGTGGTGTCGTCCTTACTGGCATAACCATCAGCTCATCTGGTTACACAGCCTACGTGGACTTTGCGGACGTTGTGTTTAATGCGGCGGTCACTGCTCGTTGCGCTTTGATCTACAACGTGACTCAGGGCAACAAGTCAATTGCTGTGCTGGATTTTGGGTCAGATAAAACGTCATCAAACTTTACAATTACGATGCCAACGAACACAGTTTCGACGGCGCTAATTCGTAGCTCTAACTAAGGAACATCATGGCACTGATCACCACAACAAAAGGCGATATGGACGAATCTCTTCTTGAGAAAAAAGAAGGATCCGTCGATAATGACAATGAGTACACGACTTGGGTGGAGTACTGGTTGGATGGCGAACTTGTTCACCGTTCTGCTCATGTTGCCCTGAAGCAATCCGTAACATTAGCCGCTGAAGCGGCAGCTTTTAACTAAGGAGCCAATCATGGCAAACACTCAAGCAATGACCACCTCGTTTATGGGTGAGTTAATGACTGCCACTCATAATTTTGGCACTGCCCCTGTTCGTGCAAGTGGCGCAACTGATTCGTTCAAAGCTGCTTTGTATTTGGCATCGGCTACATATAACGCGTCTACCACTGCTTACTCAGCCACGGGAGAAGTGTCTGGCACTAACTACGTTGCGGGCGGCGTTGCGGTAACCATGGGAACCCCTCCTACGGCCACCAACTCTTCTGTTACTGCGGGCGTTGCGTTTGTTACGCCTTCGGCCAGCATTACCTACACGAACGTCACGTTGTCTACGGCCTTTGATGCTGTGCTGCTTTACAACTCAACACAAAGCAACAAAGCGGTGAGCGTCCACACTTTTGGTTCACAAACCATTACGGCTGGTAACTTCACATTGACCATGCCAGCGAACACAACTTCGACTGCCTTGATCCGTTTGGCTACAACCTAATAGGGGCGGCATCTTGCCGTTTAATCCATGTTTGGTATAGCTTCGTTTGCTGGTGCGCCGTTTGCCTCGCTTGCTGAACAAACGGTAGCTGTTGCACTTACCGGCGTTCAGGCATCTGGCGCGGTAGGCACAGTAACGAATGGTGGAATCTCAGTTGCATTAACTGGGGTTCAAGCGGACGGTTCAGTTGGGATTGCGGTAGCAAACATTTCTGTTGCTCTGACTGGTGTCGAAGCCAGCGGCGCAGTAGGCTTGGTTGCAGCGGTTGTCTCTGTAGCCCTGACGGGCGTTGAGGCCAGCGGTTCAGTTGGAACGGTTACACAAGGCAAAGAGTCGGTCCTGACGGGCGTTTTTGCCACTGGTGCGGTAGGCACGGTAATAGCCACAAAGGACTTTGCTCTTACTGGTGTTCAGGCAAGTGGTGAAGTTGGAACTGTTAGCCACGGCAAAGAAGCGGCGTTGTCTGGTGTGTCGGCGGCTGGTGCTGTTGGTACAGTGGCTCCGTCCTCAGAGGATTCAGAAACTGGGGTCTTGGCGATTGGCGCAGTAGGTACGGTTGGTGTAACGCTGTCTATTGCACTGACGGGCGTAAGCGCAAGCGGTAGTGTGGGTACGGTCGCTCCGGGCAAATCAACGGCGATTACTGGCGTATCTGCCACGGGTGCTGTTGGGTCCATTGCTGCTGTAACCTCGCCATCATTGAGCGGCGTGTTGGCAACGGGCGCTGTGGGTAACTTTGGGGTGTTCTATTGGTCACTAATCGACGATAATCAAACGCCGAACTGGCAGATCATCAATGACACGCAGACGCCCGGGTGGACGGTGATTAACGATGAGCAAACACCGAGCTGGCAAGAAGTTGAAATGGTTTTGTAAGGATTAAATATGGCCCTCGTTTTAGCGGATCGCGTCAAGGAGACTACCACCACGACAGGTACGGGGACAGTGACTTTGCTCGGCGCTTCTACGGGCTACCAGTCTTTTGCTGTGATTGGCAACGGTAACACCACGTTTTACTGCATTGCTTCGCAAACCAACTCTGAGTGGGAAGTTGGTATTGGTACGTACACATCGTCCGGCACAACACTGGCGCGTACAACGGTCTTGTCTAACAGCGCAGGTACACAGCCAACAGCTTTAACATTTACGGCGGGTACGAAAGATGTGTTTGTCACGTACCCATCTGGTAAGTCGGTTAACCAAGATGCAATTGGCACGGCGGCTGCTCCTGCGTTTTCAGCCACTAACGGCATCTACGTAAACAACCAAACGATTGCAACTAGCTATACCATTGCAGTAGGTCAAAGCGGTATGTCTGCCGGACCCGTCACAATTTCGTCGGGCCAATCGGTTACGGTTAGTTCAGGCAGCCGTTGGGTCGTTCTCTAAGGAATAATATGTCGAGTGTTGTAATTTCAGGCGATACGAGCGGTTCGGTAACCCTCCAAGCACCTGCTGTAGCGGGAAGTACAGTAGTTACTCTGCCAACTACAAGCATGAACATTGGCAACGGTGGCGGCTCTGTTGCTACGAATACGGCTTTTGGTGCTAGTGCTTTGGCAGCCAATACGAGTGGTTCAAACTCTGTTGCTGTAGGAGCAAGCGCCTTAGCTGGGCAAGTTACTGGCGGCTATAACACTGCCATTGGTCAAAACTCAATGTCCTCGGCGGTTACAGGAACTAGTAATACGGCTGTTGGTGTTAATTCAATGACGGGCAACACAAGCGGTGCTAATAACATTGCGGTTGGTGGAGCCTCTTTATTTTCAAATACTTCTGGTGCTTCAAATTCTGCTTTAGGCGCTGGCGCACTGCAAAACAACACCACAGCCTCAAACAACACTGCTGTAGGTTATCAATCGTTATACGCCAACACCACAGGTACTTTAAACACAGCGCTAGGAGAGCGTGCGGCAACCGCTACTACTACTGGCACAAGAAACGTAGCAATCGGTAACACTTCTCTTTCTACAAACTCTACTGGCTCATATAACATAGCCGTAGGAATGGACGCTTTAGCCCGTAATACAACAAGTAATAACAATACTGCGGTTGGTACTGAGGCTTTAGCATTTAACACCACAGCCAACGATAATGTTGCTTTAGGTTTTAAAGCTGGTTATAGCAACACTACTGGTCGTTTTAATGTCTTTGTTGGCGCACAAGCAGGATATAACAACACAGGCGAAGGCAATACATATATCGGCGGTGGAAATAATAGCAACGGCTACCCCGCTGGCTATTTGATGACAACTGGTGGAAATAACGTCATCATTGGTGGCTTTGGCGGTAATCAGAGCGGCTTAAACATTACCACAGCAAGCAACAATATTGTGCTGTCTGATGGTGATGGAACTCCTCAAATGTATTATCTTTCTTCGGCAGTATCTTGGTACGCGCAGAAATTTTATGATTCAACTGCTGGTGGTTCGGCAAACTTAGCCGTTGCAAGTAATGGTCAAATATACAGAGCAACATCATCTCTTAAATATAAAAAAGACGTTCAAGACGCAACTCATGGATTGGCTGAACTATTAAACCTTCGTTCAATTACTTACAAAGGTAAAAACGAAAATGTAGATAAAGAAATAGTTTATGGCGGTTTGATTGCAGAAGAAGTCCATGCCGCTGGTTTGACAGAATTTGTGCATTACGCAGAAGATGGAAGCCCTGACGCATTGGCTTACGGCAACATGGTTGCTCTGTGCATTAAAGCTATTCAAGAACTCAAAGCAGAAATCGACATCCTGAAAGGTCAAGCATGAACACCGAAATCACACCAGAGCAAATTGCTAAAAATTATTCCGCAGCCCTCGACTCAGTTAACCTGATCAATGCAGGACAGCCTGAAGGCATGACTGACGCTGAGTGGGCAGATACAGTTGCTCGCAACAAGGAGCATTTAAACATCATGCTTGCCAAGGACTTCTGGACAACACAAGATTTAACGCCACTACAACAAGCGGCAGGAGAGTGATATGGCGATTGTTCTAGACGGGTCAGCGGGAATTACAACACCTGATTTAACAGATACATCGTTAACATCTGGTCGGGTTGTCTATGCGGGTACTAGCGGGAATCTTACGGGTTCTTCTTCTTTTGTTTTTGATGGTACTAACTTAGGTGTTGGTACAAACTCTCCTAGTACAAAATTTCATGTTGCATCATCTGGGTCAGAGGTTTCAAGGTTTGAAACTACTAGCGCAGATATGTATTTGCGTTTTTCAAACAACTTTGACCCAAACGGATACATTGGATACCAGAATTCCGCATTGACGTTTTGGACTGTTAACAATCTGAGAGCCACACTCAGCTCAACAGGGTTAGGTATTGGTACAACTAATGCTAATCCACGACTTATAGTTAAACAATCTTCAACTAATACACATGGTATTTGGGTGGAAGCAAGTGCTAACGATACTATGCTCCGAATGTATTGCGATGGCACTACATCTGGGTTTTCTGCGTCTTATGGTTCTACTGGTTCTTATTTGCCAATAACATTTCTTACATCTGGCTCAGAGCGTATGCGCCTTGACACCTCTGGTAACTTACTGGTGGGGGCTACAAGTGTTGTTGGGTCTGCAAAACTTGGTGTTGCTTTTAATGGCGGCGCTGTCAACGGACTTGCTTTAAATGACACAGCATCAGCTTCAGGTTCTGGATATGCTTATTTTCAAATTGGTGGAACAACGATTGGTTCTATTACAAGAGTAAGCTCAACTTCTGCTGTTATGTACAACACCACTTCTGACCAACGTCTTAAGTCAAATATTGCAAATTCTGAATCAGTAATTAATAAATTGATGCAAGTTCAAGTGCGCCAATACGATTGGACTGAAGGTCAAGTACATCAAGACTATGGTTTTATTGCACAAGAACTTGAGCCTGTTTTATCTGGTGTAGTTACCAAAGGAAAAGCAGATGAAGATATGTGGCAACTTGATTATTCAAGACTAACTCCACATCTTGTTAAAGCCATTCAAGAACTCAACGCCCGTCTAACAGCATTGGAGAACAAATGACTACGACAATCAATGCAAGCGCATCATCTGGGCTAATAAGCACTGCTGACACATCTACGATATTAGCCCTGCAAACCAATGGAACAACGGCTGTAACTATTGATGCTTCACAGAAAGTTGGCATTGGTGTTACGCCTAGTGCTTGGGGTAGTGCATATACTGCATTGCAAGTTAAAAATTTTGGTTTAATGGCCCAAAGTGACTCTAATTGGCTTTATTCAAACTCATATTTCAACGGGACAAGCAACCTTTACACAGCTAATGGATACGCTGGTGTGTTTGATTTTAATGGTGTAACTACTGGTGGTTATGCTTGGCGCATAGCCGCATCAGGCACAGCAGGTAACGCAGTTAGCTTTACCCAAGCAATGACTCTTGATGCCTCTGGTAACTTACTGGTGGGGACTACAAGCACAGCAAACGCACACATTTTACAAACTGGTGCAAGTGGCGTTTACTCAACACAATTTGTTAGTTCAACCGCTTCTAGCCCGTATGGAAGCAACATTAGATTTAGCGGCGCAGCTCCAAATGGCACAAGCAATCAGTTCTTATACTGCAATGACTCAAGTGCATTAAGGATGGAAGTTCGCGGAAACGGCGGTATTGGAAATTACAGCGCAAATGATGTCAACTTATCAGACCGCAGAGAAAAAACAAACTTTGCACCTGCCACTTCTTATCTTGACAAGATTTGTGCAATCCCTGTTCAGACCTTTAACTACATTGACCAAAACCTTGAAACAGATGGCGGTCTTACTTTGGGTGTTGTTGCACAAGATGTCCAAGCCGTTGCGCCTGAGTTGGTGATGGAGAGCAACTGGGCAGGTAAAGATGATGAACCAAAGATGCGCTTGTCAATCTACCAAACCGACTTGCAGTATGCGCTGATGAAGTGCATCCAAGAACAACAAGTCCTAATCACTCAACTACAGGCTGACGTAGCCGCACTTAAAGGAAACCATGGTTAAGCGTCTTACAACCGAGGAATTTGTTGCTAAAGCCGTAAAAGTGCATGGCGGCAGGTACACCTACGACAAGGCGGTCTATGAAACCAAAAAGTCAAAGGTTGTTGTGACTTGCCTTAAACACGGTGATTACACTGTTTCTGCATCTGTGCATTTGCTTGGGTTTAACTGTAAGAAATGTGCAAACGAAGCAAAACTTGGAATTTCATACAAAACAAAAACACAGTCTTCTTATGCTAGGGATGCCGCAAGACTTGCTGGGGATTTGTTTTATTCTGGTAGTGCTTGTAAAGGGTGTGGGTTGGGTGTTAGATATGTAAGCAACAACTCGTGTGCAACGTGTGCAGTTGAAAGCAGAAAAATATCTAATATTAAAAACAATTGTATCCGCCATAAAAGATACTTGGACGCAAATATTTACCGTGATGATCTAAAAATTCAAACGCGCATAAAAAACATCTATCTTTGCAAGAAGCAAATGCAAAAAGAATTTGGTGTGAAGTTGCACATAGATCACATTGTTCCTCTAAAAGGTAAAGATGTTTGCGGTCTTCATGTGCCTTGGAATTTACAAGTTACAACCGCAAAGTACAATTTATCAAAGAAAACAACGATAGGTATGTGTTCAGTGCCAAACACTGAATTTGGTGTAATCTCAGTGCATAAATCTGCACTTCCTTGGAACTTAAAAGGTTAAAAAATGACAACTTATCTCTGGCAAATCAATGACATGAACAGGACCACAGATGGCGGCTGGGTTTTTACTGTGCATTACACAGTCAGCGCAGTAGACGGTATATACCAAGCCTCTACCTACGGCACAACAGGCTATACCCAAACAGAAGGTGCAACATACGTTCCTTTTGACCAACTCACTCAAGAGCAAGTCATTGGCTGGTGTCAGACTTCATTGGGCAAAGACACCGTAGAATCCTCATTGCAAAGCCAAATTGACGCTTTGAAGAACCCCGTCCAAGAATCTGGACTGCCTTGGAGCCAAGCATGATTGATTTGAAATTGACCGTAGAAGAAGTAAACGCTATCCTGCAAGTGCTGGGTGAGCTGCCCGCCAAGACAGGTGTGTGGCCTTTGATTGTTAAAATCAAGGAACAGGCCGAGCCGCAAGTGCCTAAGCAAGACGCCCAACCGTAAGTTTTAAAGGAACATCATGGCCAGTACATACTCCAACTTAAAGTTTGAGCTGATTGCTACAGGTGAGCAGTCCGGCCAGTGGGGGACGACCACCAACAGCAATATTGGTACAGCAATCGAGCAAGCCATTACTGGCATGGCTACCTTGGTGACAGGCGACTTCACCGCCAACGTCGCTACGCTCACGCTTACCAACACTACCGCAGCTCAAAATGCCCGTGCAGTTTGTTTAAACATCACGGCTACGCTGTCTGCTGCGGGTACTCTAAACGTACCGGCCATCCAAAAACCGTACATCATCTTGAACAACTCAGTCGGCGGCTTTGCTGTCACGGTCAAGGTGAGCGGGCAAACAGGCATCTCCATCCCCAACGGCAAGAAGTGCTTGGTCTACAACAACGGCACAGACGTAGGCGACGCCATTACGCATTTGAGTAGCCTAACCTTGGCGGCACCGCTTCCTGTTACTTCGGGCGGCTCTGGCACGGCAACTCCTGCCATTGTTGCTGGCTCTGGTATTGCTGTGTCAGGCACTTGGCCTAACCAAACGGTTGCTGCCACAAACTCTGGCACGGTGACTAGCGTTACAGCCTCGTCCCCTTTGGCTTCTAGCGGCGGCGCTACACCTAACATTACGGTGACATCTAGCACGGGAAGCGGCGCTATTGTGCTGGCTACTAGCCCCACTTTGGTAACTCCAATCTTGGGTACGCCGACATCTGGCACGTTGACGAACTGCACATTCCCAACGCTGAACCAAAACACAACTGGCTCGGCGGGGTCTGTGGTAACGACTAACTTTAGCGTGGTTGAGTCCGGCGGCAAGCTGCTGTTCAAATACGGCGCTACTACAATCGCATCAATGGACAGCAGTGGTAACTTCACCAACATTGCTAACATCACTGCGTTCGGCACACCGTAAGGATCAATATGGCACGAGTACCCATTAGTGGCCCAGTTTCTGTTGCGGACTTGAACACCGCCTGTGGCTACGGGTTTTCAATGGGGTCGTATCGACGCACCAGCACTTCTGTAAAGAACAATGTTCCGGCTCTGGTTCCGGCAGATGGCACGGTGTCATTCAACCGCTTACGCGGTGCTTACCCTAGCGGAACGTACAGGGACTTAGACGTTCTGGCGTCTTCCACAACGTCAGGAATAAACGTATTTCCCCGCAGCAGCGCCGCCGCATACAGCGCAGGACTGAGCAACAACTCAGACCCGTTGAACTCTTACACCCTGTACAACTCAAAAGTTAACGGGAATCAAGGGTACTCAACGCAAGGAAACATGTACACCCAAACGTTTAACAGCGATGCTTCGCAACCTAACGGAATGTACTTTCGCGTTTCCACCGTGTCTCCCACATGGGCCGGTAACTTTGAAGCCGCTGGTTCGTGGGTAGTCGCAATTGGATTCAACTACTTCACAATTAGTGTAAGTTCCACTTATGACTCCGCTGTTTTTGAGTTTTACGGGTCTTCTAATGCTTTCTTTGCCCAGCTTGGTGCGTCTGTAGCAGAGATATTTGACGGAAACAACTTCTTTGCCGCCTTTAATGATGGCGGGGGCATGGCCTACGGGTTGTTGAACCGTGCGCAGTTGAGGGCTGGAGTGATTCAGCCGGTAATTTCATTGGGGATCACTGGCCCAACTGGTTGGTGGCATAACTCAGTTAATACCATTTGTCCTCGTATTGCCTTTTGGCCAGCATCATTGTCTAGTCTACAGGTCCAGTTGGCATGGGACGAATACATTGTGCGAGGGTACGATATTCCAGATGGCTCACGACTGTATGGTCAAGGCGATACCGCCACTAGAAATACCGTCATTTTCTCAGCTCCAGCACAAACGGTCGAAGGAAGGATTTTTGAATAATGGCAATCATTGCAAACTACACATGCCGAGACATTCCGCTACAGGATGTCTACATTCGCCCTCAGTCTATTGGCGGCGCAAAGAACTACAACTGGGCAGCTACGTTTGCCATATTTGTAAATCAAGGGCTAAGTCAGTCTTTTGATAACAGCATAGACATCATCACGGTCACGTTCCCTTGGGTGGATGGACAAGATGTATACGCAGATGCTTATGCCGCAATGATGCAGCATGAGTCTTTAACTAACGCTAGAAGGGACTAATCATGGCCATCAAAGGTTCATACACATGGCGCGGCATTAACTTGCCAGAAGCATACGTGCGTATTGCAAACGTACAAGGCAACCCACGCGACGGCTTTACCGCCGACTGCTGCATCTTTAGCTCGCCCGCTTTTGCTGCCAACCCAGACAACAAGTACAAGTTTATGCAAGGTGCGCAAGTGCGCGTGGAAGCCACAGACCCAACGCAGTTGTTTTCTCTTGCCTACGCAGCCCTTAAGCAACTGCCTGAGATGTCTGGCTTTGTAGACTGCTAAAAGAATGTGGACCCAATCAGTCTTCTTCTTATGGCACAGAGTGCGGTCAGTGCTATCCGCGCTGGCTGTCAACTCCTATCAGAAGGCAAGGCTGAAATCGGAAAGTTTAAGAAGCAGGTTGAGGGCGGCATCTCCGACGCCAAAGCCATCTACGCCGAGGTCACAGGACTCTGGGGATGGATTACAGGATTATTTGGAGGCACAGGACAAACTAAACCTGCACCTCAAAAATCAGTTATCGCAGCCGAGCCAGCTCAAGTTAAAGAAAAGCCAAAAAACAAACATGAGCCGGAACTCAGCTACGAAGAGTACCAAGCCCGCGCCGTCCACGACATCTGTGAACACCTCAAAGTCTACTTTGAAGCCATCCGACAACTCAAAATCCACTGCCGCGAGCTTGAAGAAGAAGCCCTCGTAACCGAGAAGGTTGCCGACAGTGCCATCGACCGTATTGAAATCCAGTGGCAAATGAAACAACTGTCCGCCCAACTGAAGCAGTCAATGATTTACGGCACACCTGAGTCGCTGGGCTTGGGCGCCATGTACCAAGAGTTTTTGGCCAAGCAAGAAGAGATTTTGGAAGAGCAGGAATTTGCGCGTGAGTTGAAACTCAAGAAAGAACGGGATACAGCGTGGCAACACGAACACCGAGAACAAATTCTGCTGGCCAAACTGGGTTACGCAATCGTGTTGGCGGTGGCGGCTCTGTGGATGACGGCGTTGTTTTCAGCTCTATGAAAGAGTTTTGGTTATGGGTAACCATTGTCACACTCATCATTTTTAGTTTGATGATTGTGTCTTTTGCCATCGCTTACCAAAGCAAACAACTAAAGCAGGCCGAAGCCCTGCTGGTGCGCATCGAGGAAAAAGAACGTAAGCAAAAACTGCTGGAAAGGAAAGACGATGAATGACCTATTCAATCTGCTCAAGGGCATTGCGCCTACTCTTGCAACTGCTGTTGCTGGTCCTCTTGGGGGCGCTGCCGTATCTGCTATTGCCAATCGTCTTGGGGTTGGAGATAGCGTAGAAGCCGTTGCCAAAGCCATTGCAGGCGACCCGGCAGCCGCAGCCAAGCTACAAGAGCTAGAGCTGGAATACTACAAGACCGAGCAAAACAACCTGACCGAGCGCCTAAAGGCCGACATGGGTTCTGACTCTTGGTTGTCCAAGAACATCCGTCCAGCTACGTTGATATTCCTCCTGCTGGCCTACAGCGGCTTCGCTGTTGCTTCTATATTTGGACACGAAACTCGGGGCGCGTACGTGGAGCTGCTTGGGCAGTGGGGCATGTTGGTTATGTCCTTCTACTTTGGTGGCCGCACAATGGAAAAAATTGCAGATAAGGTAGCTAAAAAATGACACAACTCACAGCCAACTTCTCCTTGCACGAACTCACCAAGAGCGAGACTGCTCTGCGCTTGGATATGCCAAATGAACCCGGCCCAACAGAGATTGCCAACCTAACCACGCTGGCTGGCGAAGTCCTGCAAAAGATTCGTGACCACTACGGCAAAGGCGTGAAGGTCAACTCGGGCTTCCGTCACCCAGATGTCAACGCTGCGGTCAAAGGCTCCAGAACATCCGACCACTGCAAGGGCATGGCTGCTGATATTGAGATACCCGGTGTGCCAAACCATGAGCTCGCCGACTACATTGCCAAGAATTACAAGTTCACTCAGGTTATTCTGGAGTTCTACACGCAGGGTATTCCCGACAGCGGTTGGGTGCATGTGTCTTATGACCCAGCTAATCTAAAATGCCAGACATTGACAGCGGTAAAACAAGACGGTAAAACGGTATACCTGCCCGGCCTACACGCTTGATAGCCTAATCGTTTGATGGGACAATAAGCCATGCCGTTAAAAAAGATACTGTTTCGTCCCGGGGTGAACCGAGAGAACACCCGCTACGCCTCCGAATCGCTCGGATCGGTTAACTCTGGAACACAGTCTGTTGGCGGCTGGTATTCATCTGACAAGGTTCGTTTTCGCCAAGGCACACCCGAAAAGCTGGGTGGCTGGGAACCGATTAGTACCAATTACTTTCTCGGTGCGTGCAGATCACTTTGGAATTGGGTGACGCTGGCCGGCTTAAACCTGCTTGCTCTTGGTACAAACCTCAAGTTCTACATTGAACGTGGCGGCGCTTACTTTGACATCACCCCTATTCGCCTTACCCGCACAGCCGGTACAGCGCTTACCAACCCGTTTACAGCCACACTAGGATCCTCTGTCATTACTGTGGCAGACACAGCCAACGGCTCTGTTACTGGTGACTTTGTAACCTTCAGTGGTGCAACTGGTCTGGGTGGAAACATTACCGCTGCTATATTGAACCAAGAGTATCAACTGACCGTTGTAACTGCCAACTCTTACACGATTACCGTGGGCGCTGTAGCTAATGCAACAGACGTTTCTGGCTCTCCCGGTGGTGGCACTGTAGGCGCTGCGTATCAACTCAACGTAGGCCCAGCAACACAAGTGCCGTTAGTTGGATGGGGCGCTGGCGGCTGGGGTACTGGAACATGGGGTTTTGGTACATCTTCCACAACGTCCATACGCCTTTGGAGTCAAGTTAATTTTGGTGAAGACTTGGTCTTTGGCCCTCGCGGTGGTGGTTTGTATTACTGGGACGCAACTAACGGCGTAACAACTCGAGGCGTTTTGGCGTCTACCTTAGTTGGTGCATCTGATGTTCCTGTGGTGCAGAACTACATCCTTGTTTCTGCCGCAAGTAGATTTGTCTTCTGTTTTGGTACAAATGACTACGGCGATTCAGTACTCAACCCTATGCTGATTCGTTGGTCAGACCAAGAGTCAGTAACGCAGTGGACACCCGCCATTACAAACCAAGCATCCAGCTTGCAGTTGTCGCACGGCTCTGAAATCATTACGGCCATTCAGGCCCGTCAAGAGATTGTGGTCTTCACAGATTCCACTGTATTTTCTCTGCAATACCAAGGCCCACCTGCTGTCTGGGGCAGTCAGCTCTTAGGTGACAATATATCTATCGTTAGCCAAAACGCCGCAGCCATTGCGTCTGGCGTGGTGTACTGGATGGGTGTGGACAAGTTCTACAAATACGATGGTCGTGTGCAGACCTTACGTTGCGACTTGCGACAGTACATCTACAGCGACATCAACCTTGAACAAAAACAACAGTTCTTTTCTGGAACCAATGAGGGTTTCAATGAAGTCTGGTGGTTCTACTGTTCTGCAAACAGCACGGCAATCGACAGATATGTAATCTACAACTACACAGAAGATGTGTGGTACTACGGCTCAATGAGTCGTACAGCCTGGTTGGACTCTGGTTTACGTAATTACCCTATTGCTGCAACATACAGCTCAACCACAACTCAAGGCAATCTGCTAAACCATGAGTCTGGTGTGGATGACAACGTTGACGGAACTCCAGTTGGTATGGTGACATCAATCTCATCTTCTGAGTTTGACATTGATGACGGCCACAACTTTGGTTTTGTCTACCGCATCCTGCCTGACTTGACATTCCGTGGTTCTACTGGCTCCAACACGCCGCAAGTAACCATGACGCTCATCCCGTTGGCAAACTCAGGCTCTGGGTATAACGACCCTCAGTCGGAAGGCGGGTCTAGCACTGCAACAATCCAGCGTATTGCTACGGCACCCGTTGAGGAATTTACAGGCCAAGTGTTTGTGCGTGTGCGCGGTCGTCAGATGGTGTTTAAGATTGACAGCTCTCAGCTTGGTACACAGTGGCAGATTGGCGCACCGCGTATTGACATCAAGACAGATGGCCGCAGGGGTAACTCATGAGCTTATTTAGCATTGGCTCACCTCCGCGCTTGCCTGATGCGCCGCTAGAGTATGACTCGTCGTACATGTCTAAGTTGTTGAGCATCTTTAACCTGTATTTCCAGAATACAAACGCTGTGCAGCCTATCAATATTGCCCAACTAAACATTAACGTGGACACTTTGCCAACGCAGACAAGCCTGGCAACGTTACGCTCTGGTGATGTGTACCGAGACACGGCCACCAACACATTAAAGATCAAGGTGTAAACATGGGCCTCTTTGACAACATAAATAACGTGGCAGATGTTTCTGGCAATGTGGCGGATCCCTCGGGCATTGCTTCGCTTGGGATGGCTAACCCTGTCGCTCCTGCGCCAGTATCGGTTAACTCTTTATACGACACAGTACTTGGCCGCGCTCCAGACCAAGGAGGCTTGTCCTATTGGAACCAGCAGTTTGGCGACACAGTAGATGAAAATGAACTAGCCACGTTTAAAGCTGCTGCTGCGCCAGAGCTTTCTATGACGGGCTACACAGCCCCTGCGGCTCCAACCGCCCCATATCAAGACATTGTTAGCCAGTGGGCTGCTGCCAATCCAAATGCCACGCCATCTCAACTTACTGCCGCCATTCAATCCGCCGGGGGGTTAACACCAGAGTTTGCAAACGCCGTAGCAAAACAGTACGGCACTACGTCTGACTACGTTAACTCGGCTTACCAAGCAAACCAAGGCATTAACAGCCTGTACCAAACCTACCTTGGCCGCGCTCCTGAATCTCAAGCCGTTGTAGATCAGTACATAAGCCAGTATGGTCCGACAATTGACCCAAATGAGATTGCTGCGTTTCGTGCTGCCGCTGCAGCAGAATTAAAAAATACAGGTTTCTTGAGCAACCCCGTCAAGGGAGAGGTTCAAAGTTATGTCAACTCTGTGTTGGGCGACAAAACACTTTCCTTTGCAGATCAAGCTAACAAAATAATAGGCAGATCCAGAGAGGTTGGTCTTACGCCAGCACAACTGGAGTCCATGTACGGCAAGGAAAAAGTCCAGCCCTTCATGGACGCGTACAAAACCAACATTAACCAGTTCATCAATACCACGTTAGCCAAAGACCCCGGCACAACCATGAATGAGGTTGGCCTCTTGCACAAGGCTGCGGTTGACAATAAATGGACAGTTGACGAGCTTGTTAAATACGGTGGCTTAGACAAAACAACCGCGCAGTCTTACTTTGATCTGTACGACAAAGGGCTGGGCAGTATTGTTGCCAGCTTGAATGACCCAAAAACAGACGACACAACCAAGACGGCCACGTTACTTTCGTTGAGTCAAAGCTATGGCACATCAGATGCAGATATTGCTAAAGCATCTAAGGGTAAGTTTACAGAAAAAGAAGTTGCAGCTTATTTAGATCCTGTACGCAACGTGCCGACCGGTTTGCAGAAGCTAATGGATGACCCCAGTGCGTCAGCTGCTGACATTACAAGATTTATCCTTAAAGCCAAGGAAGACCCAAGGGCTGCTGGAATTTATGGCGTTGGTTTAAACAAAGTTTTGGCCGCCGGACCAGAGTTGGTGATGCGCGACATCCAGAACGGAACAGGTAGTTTGGCAGAAAGCTATCAAACGTTTTTAAACGTAGCCAAATCAACACCAGAAAACGCGACCAAGTACGCCCCGCAAATTGCACAAATTGAGAAGATGCTGGGGACGGCTACGTTTACAGCTAACGAAAACTTTGGCGGCAAGCCACAAGACTACCAGTTGCAAATTGTTTCGCCTTTGACTGCCAAAGCAAAAGAAAACATCCCGCAACAGCTGGAAATGACTCCAATCAAGACGGAAACTAGAGATGACGGCGAAGGCGGTACATACCAAGTTCAAACGGGTGGCGGCGTCAAAAGCAAGGGCGTTCAAGAAATTACTACTGGCGGAGAAGATAACGCGCTGCTTGGCTACCGTTCCACAAAGCCAACTACGGTTAACGGCCTTCCTGTTTATGCCAACTATGATGCAGCCGGCAAGCTCACAGGCTACGAAGCAGACCCTAGTTACCGCAGTTGGTTAAACGGTAAGCAAAGCATTAGTGGCTCATGGGATGCCAATGGCAGCCCAAAACCAGCAGGACACCAGAGCAGCGGCGCTGGCATCAGGGGCTTTACTCAAGATATCATGTCAGACTCTGTCATGGGCCCGCTTGCCACTATGGCTGCCTCATATTTTGGCGGACCTTTAGGTATAGCGGCACTGTCTGCTGTTCAAGGCGTGCCGCCTGAAGAAATAGCAAAAAGAATGGCCATCTCTTATGCTGGCGGTCAAATTGCGCAAGGGGCGACAGGAGCTACAGCAGGTAGTCTTGGTCAGTTTGGAAGCCAAGCGGCGGGACAGTTTGCTGGTAACGTAGGTGCAGGCATTCTCTCGGGGAAAAATGTAGACCTTAGCAACGCAGCAATTAACTCATTTATAAACGCAGGCATGAATAACTATGGAAAAGATTTGCTTGGCGGCACAGGGTTGGATAAACTTGGGGAAGGGCAGCCGTACTTCAACGGTATTGCTTCCAACGTGTTAACAAGCGCCCTTACTGGAAAAGATCCAAACATACAAAATGCAATTTTAAACACGGCCATGAAGCAAGCAATGTCCGGTAAAGCAACTCAACCGGCCAAAGCGCCATAAGGGGTAAAACATGGATGAATTTGACATTAGCGAGTATCTTGGCGGCGGCATGGATACCGGCGGCTTTAACTTTGACACATCTGGAATTGAAGGTCTAGATCTCAGTCAGTTTACCGACGGCGGGTTTGACACCGGCGGTTTTAATTTTGAAGATTTGTTTGGCAACGCCTCAGATTACGGCAGTATGGCTAACCTAGACATGCGAGGCATGGATAATTTTGACGCCTTGGAGTTAGGTGGCATGGCAAACCTTGACATGAGAGGTGGGGATCAAGACGCAAATGCTGCGGACAATATTGATGTAGGCGGAGGGTATAACCCTGCCACTGGAAAAGGTGACGCAGCGACCGCAGCGGCGGCGGCCCGCACTGGAGTTACAAGTAGCGCAGGTATTCCGTACGGCGGAACCACAACACCCGGGCCAACTATTACAGGTGGCCCCGGCGGTCCCAATGGGCCTACTACACCTCCTCCGCCTAAAACTACACCGCCACCACCGCCCAAGGGTACAACACCAGACGGCAAAAAAGGCATGGACCCCATGATGATGATGATGCTGATGCTCATGTTGTCGCAAATGGGCAAAGGCGGTGGCGGCGGCTCTAGCTCTGGAGCAAGCATTCCTTCATTGAGTGCTAACCGCTCACAGCTTCCTTACTCTCCTCCTAGCCGCCCTGGCGCTGGCGGTACAACGTACTTTAGCCCAACCACATACGCCCCGCGCATGGCTGGTGGTGGTGAAATTGTTATGGCCGGTGGCGGCATCTCTTCTCTGGGTGGCTACTCAGATGGCGGCCGTTTGCTTAAAGGCCCAGGTGATGGCGTAAGTGATGATATTCCTGCGACAATTGCAGGTAAACAGCCAGCCCGCCTTGCTAACGGTGAGTTTGTTGTACCGGCCCGTATTGTTTCTGAGCTAGGTAATGGCTCCACAGACGCAGGCGCTGACCGCTTGTACGCAATGATGGACCGTGTGCAAAAAGCACGTCGCAAAACAAAGAACGTTGCAGCCGACACCAAGGCTCACAAATACTTACCAGCATAAGGAATCGGCATGGCTAATACAGTACCCGGAAGCACGCTCGGCACACCAGCCGCAGGTGGAACAAACACGCAAGGCTTAGCCGACTGGGCAGCCCCGTACATTACGAACTATTTGGGTCAGGCTCAGGCGCTAGGTAATCAGGATTATCAGACCTACCAAGGCCCATTGACTGCCGGCCCATCACAACTACAGCAAAACGTTTTTAGCGGCCTTGCTGGGCTTTCTGTGCCTCAGAACTTGGGTCAGAGCTTTAGCTCTACTGGTGCATACGCTGCGCCCAACATGAATCCAAGCGCTTACGGCACACAGCCTATTGGTACTGGTGGCTCAGCCGGCATGCCAACAACTCCTGCTGCACCCATGGGGCCGACAGGCACCGCAGCTAACTACATGAACCCGTACCTTCAGTCTGTGCTTGATCCACAACTGGCAGAACTGCGTCGCCAAAACGACATTACTCAAATGAACACTAACGCCAAACTTACAGGCGCTGGTGCTTATGGTGGTGGTCGTCAAGCAATCATGAATGCGGAAAACAACCGTAACTTGATGCAAGAAATGAACAAGACCGTGGGCACAGGTTACGCCAATGCTTACGACAAGGCCATGCAACAGTTCAACACTGAGCAAGGCCAGTCAAGAGATCTGCTTGGCTTGTTAAGCTCGGCTGGTGCACAACAGCGTGGCATTGAGTCTGAAGGTGTGGCTGCTGACTTGGCTGAATTTAACCAACAGCGCCAGTACCCATATCAGCAAGTTCAGTTCCAGCGCGACATGATTTCTGGTTTGCCCACCTCGTCTGTAACCAATACGCCCGGCCAGCTTTCTGGTATCGGTCAGTTTTTGCAAGCCCTAGGTGGCGGCACCGCTGCTGCCTCTCAAATGGGTTACAAAAATATAGGTGAATTGTTAACGGCTTTAGGTATTAGTGCTGGTCAAAAAGAAGCCCCAGTAACTCCTCCCGCATAAGGATTAAACATGAACTTAGTACAGGTCCAAGAACACCTCAAGGGTATGCCCACGCCCGTGTTGATGGGCTATGCCAATGGGCAAAACCCACAGGTTCCTCCTTACATTGCGCTTGGTGAATTAAACCGCCGCAAGCAAATGGAGCAGCAGCCCGCACAGCCCCCGCAAGGCTCTGTCAAGGACCAAATTGAGCAATCGCTCATGCAGCCTCAGCAGTTGCCCGGCCTTGCTGCTCAAGGTGTTCCTGTACCTCAGCCTCCCCAGCCTCAAGGCATTCCTGCTCAAATGCCTCGGCAGTTGGCTGGCGCAGCTCCTCAGCAACCGCCTACGCGTATGGCTGCTGGTGGCTTGGCTTCTGTGCCTATGCGTAAAGACATGTTTAACTATGCGCCCGGCGGTATCGTTGCTTTTGCTAACGAAGAGAATGATCAAGTTGTCAAAGACCCTGTGTACGATGAAACCACACAAGCTCGTGGCGCAGAAATAATTGAGCAAATGAGAGCCGCAGCTAATGAAAAGCCCGTTGAAAAAACTGGCAAACCGGCCAGCGTGTCTGAAATTGCTAACAGGATCTTGATGGATCAAATGGCTGGCAAAACAAATATGGAGGCGCCAGAAGATCCAGAGATCACGCGCGCACGTTTGTTTGAGAAGTACCCCATCTTGCGTACGGTCCCAGGCGCTCAAGCTGAAAAACTGGCTGCGGCATTGGAAGCCAAAGATCAAGCGCAAGCTGCACGATTTAAAGAATCAGAAGGCCGCATGGGGTTGGCTGGTTTGTCTAATGCTTTGATTGCGGCAGGCGAGGCTACACGCGGACAAAAAGGCATGGGTAATCAAATAGGCTCGGCCTTTGGTGGATTTGGTAGGGCATACAACGCTGAAACCGCCGCAGCCGAAGAGCGCGCAGCTAAGCAGGAAGGTTTGGAGCGCGGCCGTATGGTTGACGTTTCTAAGTTGCGCTCTGATGTGGAAGCTATGCAGCGCGCCCAGGCCGAGGGCCGTGTTGGTGAGGCCATGAAATATAAAGAAGCGCTTAACAAACAAGTGGCTGACGTTGAAAGAACTAAAGGCACTGCTGCTGCCGCCGCTCTCAGGAATCAAATTGACATGGCCCAACTGGCTGTGTCTCGCGCAAACGCAACCAAGCCAAGCCAGTTCATGGAACAAATGGCCATGCTGAAAGAAAATCCTGAGTTGTACCGCCTATACCAAGGTCAAGGCAAAGCGGGCGAGCTTACGTTTGAGGAGGCTTTGAAGGTTGTCTCCAAAGAAGCCAAAGACAACATGGAAACGGATTTGACGCCAGAAGATAAAATTACACGCGCTCAAACCTACATGGATGCATATAACCGCATGCGCAAGACAGGCTCTGCCGTTGATCCAAGCATCGCTCCTCGTGTTGCTCCTGAGCCTAAGCAGGGCATACTCGATGCGTTAAAGGCTAGAGTTGTATCAGCTATCGCGCCAACACCATCTAACGTTGTAGACTTCAGTAAATTGCCAAAATAAAAGGGGTCGACATGGATGTACGTATGCCAGATGGCACCGTTGTTTCAGGGGTGCCAGAGGGAGTTACGCAAAGCGAATTGCTTGCACGCTACACCAAATACAGCGAAGCCCAAGCCCCAAAGGGTCTTGAATCAATAGCGCCTAAGCGCCCGGCAGAGGTTGCGGTTCCTGCATTTGATCCAACCAAGCCATTGTTGGCTAGCGATTATGTTGAGGCTGTAAATCGGCGCAGAGAAGAGTCTCCTGAGCGCTCCGTTTCAGATGCGGCTTTAGATGCTGGTATTACCTTGCTCAAGGGTGCTATTGGCTTGCCTGAATCATTTGTTGGCGTAGCGGATATCCCAACCAAGGGCGCTATTGGTAAGCTGTTAGAGGATGCCGGATATAGGCCGCGCGAAGCCAAAGAAATCTTAGACACGTACCTGTCGGAAGCCCAGCAATCCGCCAATCGCAAGGTTGCAGAAACCGAAGGGTTCTTGCCAACTATTGGCGCCATGATTCAAAACCCAAGCACGATTGCAACAGGCATTGGTGAGTCGTTACCTCAAATGCTCGGCGGCGCAGGCGTTGCCCGTGGCATATTGAAGGCAGCCCCCAAAGTGGGCGCCGTGGTTGCTGGTGGTATTGGTGAAGGTATCTTGGGTGCAGGTTCTGCTGCTGAACAAACTCGAGGTAAAACCGAAGACAAGTTACTGACAACCAAGCAAGCTCTGTCTGCCCTTGGTAGCGGCGTTGGCACGGCTGCGTTTGGCGTTGCTGGTGGTCGATTGGCTCAGAAGTTTGGCTTAGACGACATAGACACCATGCTTGCGGCTGGCTCATCTAGGGGCGGCGCAAAGTCTATTGCAGATTTTGCTAAACGAGCTGGCGGTTCTGGTATTTCTGAGGGCGTATTTGAAGAAATGCCACAGTCCGCTCAGGAAAAAATGTGGGCAAACTACGCCACAGATAAGCCAATCCTGGAGGGCGTGCCAGAGGCCATGGGCGCAGGCCTTACCGCAGGCTTTGCCATGGGCGCATTGGGTGGTGGTGCAGGTAGTGTTCGTGGCAGAAAGTCTGAAGAAGAGCAAGGACGCGAAAAGTATGAGCGCCCAGCACCAGACAAAGGGCTGGAAGAGCTTGCTAAATCCAAAGGATTCCTAACGCCAACTGTACGTACAGCAGCCGTACAACCAACCGAAGAGGCTGCTGCCGCGCCGGTTCCGCAAGATGTAAACGCACCATCGCAAGACCGTGCGGCCATGCTCAAAGAGCTGGAAGACCAGCTTGCGGAACTGGAGCCTGACTATAACAAGTTACAGTCACCTGTTGCAGAAATACAACAACCAGAACCTGTTGTGGAAATACAACAGCCTGTAGCTGAAGCGCCAAAGAAACCATCAATTGTTAATCAACTGGCTCGTGAAGAGCAGGCAAAAGCAGGATGGAATGAGGAGTGGCCTTTTGCACCAGTAGATTTAACTAATGCAGACTTTAGAAAACTAATTGCTGAAGATCCGTCGATGCCGATGGAACAAAAGCAAAAGATTTTTGCAGCCGGTAAAAAGCTGGGCGTGATTTCTGCCAACGCCAAACTTCCTGAAGTTGTTGTAGAAAAACAACAACCAGCCGCAGACTTGTCATTGGAGGCTCAAAAGTACGACACGCCAGACTTGCGTTTAAAGCAATCTGATGTGTTTGGTACAGACACGACTACTGCGCTGTACACCGAGATGGAATCACACGGCCGTGCTGCGCTTAAAAACCGCAACCTGACTGACGGGTACGCCAAGAAAAAAGACGCGCTTGTTGATGCCGCAGATGCAGCCACAGTTGCTTTTGGCACCAATGACTACAGCGTGTTTGCTCCATACGCTCAGACATTTCCAAAGATGGCTAAGCAGCTGGCCACGCATATTGCATCCAAGACAAAACCTGCCGCTGCCCCAGTTGCCCCGGCCAAGCTGGAGCCAGTTCCAAAGTACGGAACACCAGAATACAACAAGCTAACACCAGAAGAAATTTTGCGCCGCATGTACGCGCAACAGGCTGCTGAAACCGCTGCCCCGACCACCCCTGCTCCAGCAAACAAAGCTGCGGCTCCTATGCCATCTCCTGTGGTGCCAACAAAAACCATCACCCCTAAAGAGCAAAATTTATTTGAAGCTGGGGATAAAATTGAAGAGCCCGAAGGCGTTGCCATCATCAAAGAAAATTGGATTGGCGGCGTTTCGGGACTGGGTGATCGCGATGGCATGTACGACTTGTACAGGGTTACCGGCGGAAAAAAATATACTGATGATGTGCAAAAGGTTGTTCGTCAAGAATTGGGCGACAAATTTAAAGCGTATCGTTTAATGTCTCGTGCAGAGCTGGAAGAATTAGAAGCCGGCGCCATGGGAAGTCAATTTGCTTCTTTTACGTTAAATCCAAGAGTTGCACAAGCATTTAAAAATCTTCCTGCGCATGCAAAAAATAAAAACTCCGTAGTGGTCGAGATGGATTTAACGCCCGAGCACGTTGTTATGTTGGGACACCCCGGCGAACAAGAGCTTGTTGTTGACTATGGACAAGGCTACAACCCATCCGAAATTAAAGTTTTAGACAAAGAAAAAACACCCCCAAAAACCAAAACAGTTAAGCCGCCAGGGCGCAAGGTTGCCAAAGAAACTCCACTGCGTCAAGCTGCTTACGCCAAAAATCCTTTGATGACGTTCTTGGCTTCCAGGGGTCTTTACCACGTTAAAGGCAAGCCCAACAGCCAGATGAACGAGTTCAATGCTGGCAAGCAAATCATGGTTAGCGGCTATGGCCCTGTATTTAAATCATCTGGAAAGCTGGTTGATGATTTGTTGCCACTTGCAATTGAAGATGGCTATCTACCACCAGACTCCACAGAAGAACAGTTATATGACTTAATTGTCAAGGCTGTTGCTGGTAACAAAGTCGAACCCCTTTATTCCAAACAAGGCGTAGAGAACACTGCCGCCAAGTACGAAGAGCGCATGGCTCAAGATGAGGATGCCTTTGAGGAGCGCGCCGGCCAAACTGATGCTGAGTGGCACGGCATGAGCGAACAAGAGTATGTAGACATGATGGCTCGTGAGATAGCCACCGTGAGCGATGAAGAATTTGCCGAGCTGGACCAAGCTGTTGCGGAATTAGACAAAACGCCGGCCGGCAATATGTCTGTGCGCGCCGCAATGGAAGCGCTGGGCTTTACAGAACAGGAAATACAAGATGAAGAACGTAGAACTACTGCAAAAACTAATGAGGCTGTCGCCCCAAAACCGCCAGAAAGCGATGAAGCAAGCCAAGCAGCTGAGGCTACTAGCCGCCAAGCGCCGATCAAACAAACCGTAACTCTGTATCACGGCACAAGCTCACAGTATGACAAGCTCGATCCATCTAAAGGTGGCGGCATGGTCTTCTTTGGCGAAGATCAATCTGTTGGTGAGCGCTATGCGCAAAATGCCGGTGGTGGGCGCGCACGTCTTGATGACACGCAAAAATATATTGTTGAAGACGGCGTCGTCTATGAGTTGACCGGCTATAAGAAAGTTGAAAAAACATTTACATCGACCGGTGTAACTCACAAGTACAACGAAATTGAAGGCGGAATGTGGAAGGCGGTTGGCCTGGCTCCAGATGACGGGTTGATTAACAAGAAAACCATTAAACCGCTTAACAAGGCGTACCCAGATTTAAGCCCGCAAGAGGCGCAAGAACTTACCAACCCAGACAGCGGGTCTGCTGGTGTTGTGCCCAAAGACTCACGCATTATTGAAAAAGACTTTAGCGGTTTGAACCTGCTAGATATTTCTACACCTGAAGGGCGAGATGTTATTGCTGGATTAAACCCCAAGACGCGGGTTGGTCAAGGCCTGGTTGAGGCCGCCCAGTTTGATGCGCGCGATAAAACAGATCGCAACAGCACCACGCAATTGAACAGCAATTTCTGGGGCACCACAAAATACGCTTCATCAAATGGAAAACAGCTGCAAGAAGATATTGTTTCGCCACTCAAAGCAATGGGCTATGACGGCATTAGATTTCAAGACGATCAGCACAAGTCGGTTGGTTTGTTTGACACTGGCCTGGAAAAAGAAAAGGCCCAACCTCCTGCTGAGTTCGAGCTTGCTGCCCAAACAACAGAAGAGCTAAAAGCCAAGCAAGCTGAGATAGATCGTCTTGAAAAAGAAAACGCACGCTTAGAAAAAGAAGCTGTAGCCAAAGAGAAGGCTGATGCTGCGCGTGATGAGTTTGTTCTGACGGGCAGTGACCGCCCTGCTGATGTAGCTGCGGCCCAGGGTCAACAAGACATCTTTAGTGCGGCCGAGGAAGCGCCAGCTAAACCAGCAAAAGGCACAGTAGCCACACCAGACGGCGCAGTTTTGCGCTACCCCGTGGCGCTAGAAATGGTCAATAAGGGCTACGAAGTTCTTGCGCTGGACAATCCTCGCACGTACGTAGACAAGGGCGGCACACCGCATCGCACGTTTGAAAAAGGTCCGTTGCGTATTTCAATGACGCCACAGCGATCGCTATTCCAAGACCGTAACGCTGTTGTTGTTGGCTTTGGTAATGAAGACGAAATGACCCTTGAGGCTTTGTTGGTTGACCCCAAGAGTCGCAACCAAGGCTTGGCCACTCAGGCCATGGAAGATGTAACCAAAGCTGCCGATAAAAACGGCATCACGTTGTACTTAGAACCAACGCCACTGGTCAATGTTAAGAAAAATGAAGTTGGGCTTGACCGAGATCAATTGGAAACGTTTTACAACAAGTTTGGATTTGAGCTATCTCCAGGCTCTAATCGAGTCATGGAACGCGCGCCAAAGGAAGTGGCAGACGAAGTTGTTGGCCCGGCAGAAAAACCAGAAGCACCACGCCTAACACGTGAGCCCGTCACTATCGAGGGCCAGTTCACCGAGGTGGGTGAAGAGAAGCAGCGCGCCCTGATTACAGACCAGACCAAGAAGCTGACTGACGCACAGGTCGGCTCGCTCGAGAAGTTCTACGGCTTTGCCCGCGATACAGAAGAGTTTGCTAACGCCGTACGCCAAGACGTTGTTAACTTCATCACCAAGGGTGCTGAGTACGTTAACGGCAAGATCCGCGCAATCATTCGCTCGATGGCCAATGGCGTCATGTCTGTAGCTGTAGCTTTTAATCCACAGTTTGTAAGCCAGCCTTACACGATTGCCGTGCCTCAGTACGAGACGCGCATAGAGCAAGTTATGCAAGAGGTGCCGGCCAGCGTTCAGAAGCAAATGTCTGACGACGCTAAGCGCGCTTACGCCACCATCTACCCAGCCATCAAAGGCGAGCTTCAAGCTAACGACAAGTTCTTCATTGTGGCCGACAAGCAGACCGCCAACACGTTTGTGTTTAACCCAGACGGCACGCCGTTCATGCAGTCCAAGACCTTGTTTGGCGTGGGCATTGGTGACTTCATCAAAGGCGATAACAAAATTGTGTCCAACAGGATTACTCCTGCGGGCTTGTTTGATCTTGGTCTACGTGATGCCAAGCGTAGCGTCGACGAGGCGGCTACAGCGGGCGAATACGACTTTGGTAAGGTGTTCGTACTGGACAAGTCCCAGAAGGGCGCAAACGGCTTTTATTCCACCACCATCATGCACTCGGTGTGGACCAAAGAGACGGATGCCAAGCAACGTCTGGCCGCGCTGCAAAAGCCTGGCGCAGAAGACTCACGCTATTCGTTTGGTTGCATCAACGTCGATAAGGAAACTTACGGCAAGCTGGTGACCAACAACTTAGCCCAGATGGACGGCGCCAAGATCTTTATCGTTCCCGAGAATGGTAAAGATGTGATGTCGTTTGTAAACGGCGAAGCCACATATAGCACAGACATCATTCGTCAGCGCGCGGAACCGGTAACTAAGAAGACCAAGGTTGAATTGCAACGCGCAGCAGAGACGGCGCAAGTTGATCGCACGGTGGTGGGCAAGGAAGAAGAAGGCCCGATGTACAGCAGCATCGAGCCAAAGTCTAGAAACAAAAATTACGTTACTCAAGATGAAATTTACGCATTGCAGCGTGAGGCGTATGAGGAGCTGCAAAATACCGACGAGTTTAAAAAATCACAACAACGCGTCACGGATGCTCAGGAAGAATATAACAAGCGTTACCAAGCTGTGGCACAAGAAGCTGTTCGCCTTTTAAAAGAAGATTCACAGTTTAAAAAAGCAATTCAAAACTTACCGGAGGAAGCTGTTACCAGAATAGCTATGACCGCATTGAGAGAGACGGCAGAGAAAAATGTTCCCATGCCAAAAATCTCAGAGCATGATGCTGTTGTGGCGCAGAACAATTTAATAGAAGACTTCTTCAAGCGTAAAAATATTCCAGAACCAAGAGAATTTAGTAATCAAGCAAATCAAGATAGAGACTATTACTCAGACGACCGCTTTAAACAATGGTTTAAAAATAGTAAAGCCGTCAATAAAAATGGTCAGCCGTTAGTTGCGTTCCACACAACAGATAAAAACTTTAACATTTTTAACGTTGGCGCAGGCATTACAAATATTTCACGCAACCCAAATTACACCGGAAAACTTGGGTCTTGGTTTACGGCGCCCTCTCTATATGATGCAGAGTATGAAGCTGGCAATGCGGAAAGTGCTGTTTCGTTTTCCGAAGGCAAGGAGGGCGACAACACAATGCTTGTTCACTTGTCTATCCAAAACCCAATGGAATACGAGGGGTTTGAAGACTTGCAAGATGGCAGAGATTCATATTCAACAGTTGAAAAATTTAAACAAGCGCTTATTGATCAGGGTTATGACGGGGTCGTTGTTAGAAATAGCATGACTGATGGCAATGTCGACCGAGATGACTGGGTTGCCTTTTATCCAACGCAAATTAAGTCTGCAATAGGCAACCGTGGCACATTCGACGAGTCTGGCGATATTCTCAACAACATTGGCCCAACAACGTTTACCGTTTCTCTGACGGAAAAGCCGCGCTCTCCATCGCTCAAGCGTCGCATGGACAAACTCAATCGTGATCGCCTGAGTGGCAAGATTACTGACGATACATTTATTAACGAAACCGACTTTGCATTAAAGCAAGCAGAAGGCGCCCGCCAAGACAAGCCCGTAGCAGAACGTGTGCGTGGCGCAGACTTTATTCGTCAGAAGCTACTGGAGGCCAAGCGCAAAGGCGACTTATCTCCCGAGGCTGTTGACCTTGCAGAGTGGTTTATTCGTGGCAATGAGCAGCTGGTAGACGAGCTTGGCGTTAGCGTTCGCACACCCAAGGCCAATGGCGTTGGAGGTCAATACTCCCCACTAAGCCGCATCATTATTTTGATGAAGGGCAGCGGCAACGATCAAACCGTGGTTCACGAAATCTTGCACCACCTCGAGCGCATGATGCCAGAGAAGGTGCAGCAATCCATTCGCAAGGCATGGGCTAAGCAGCTCTTGTCCGCTCAGAAGAAAGCCAAGACGCCAGCAGAGCAGTTGTACTTCAAGCTATTGATGGATGCTCACTACGGTGAAAACAACTTTGACTTTGTTGACGCGCCAAGCGGCGAGATGTCCAAAGTATTTATGAAGGCCATGGCCGAGCTGGACTTCAGCAAGCCAGGCAGCAAGAGCAGTTTTGAAATGGCAGAGACATTGCTCAAGATGAGCGCGTTGCCAATCTCAAACTACCAGTACTTCAACCCTTCAGAATTCTGGGCTGTCAATGGTTCTGAGATTGTGCAAGGTCGCTTTGACGCTGTACAAGGTGGCGTGTTGGCGCGTTTGAAAAACTGGCTGAAAGAGCTGGGTCAAACAATCAAAGGCTTGTTTGGGTTTGATTCAAAGTCTCCAATCATCAAGGCATTGGATAGTTTGTCTAAGGCGGACGGCACTTTTGTAACCAAAGAAATGCTTGGTGAGAGCGATTACAAGAGCGTCTCGGGTCAAACAAATTACCAGAACTACAAAGGTGGCGATCTGCCTCCTGCTGCATGGGAAAACATTGAAGACACTAAGATGGATCGTTTGCTTCAATACGCGCTGGTTGACAAGCAGATTGATACCAAGCGCGTCATTGAAAACATCAAGAAAGCCGTTGGAGAAATCTCTGACAAGTTTAATGCGTACATCAAGGAAGAGCTGTACCACGGTCGTACTGCCAAGGCTACTAAAGATTTCTTGCAGAAAGAATTACTGCCGCTTGTCAAGGACATGAAGGCTGCCAACGTAACCATCGACGAGTTTGATGAGTACTTACATAACCGCCATGCGCCTGAATACAACGAGCACATCAACAAAGTAAACCCCAATAAGGAGGCTTTAAAGAACCGTGGCTCGGGCATTTCTAACGATGAAGCGGCGGCCTACATGAAGGACCTTACCGTCGAGCAAAAGGCTACGTTTGAAAAGCTGGCCAAGCAGTTGGACTCCATTGTTAAGAACACGCAAGACATCTTGATTGCTGGCGGCATTGAAACAAAAGAAACAATTGATGCATGGCGTCAACAGTTCCCGTTCTACGTTCCACTTAAGCGCGACAACCTGGACTACGTAAATCAAGGTACAGGCATTGGAGCTGGTTACGGGACTAAAGGTGGAGCATCTAAGCGCGCAACTGGTTCTTTAAAGAATGTCATTGACATCTTTGAGAACATTGCACTACAGCGTGAGAAAGCCATCATGAAGTCTGAGAAGGCTCGTGTTGGTCGTGCGCTATACGGCTTGGCAATTAAATACCCTAACTCAAAGTTCTGGTTGCCAATCAACCCTGATGCCATTAAGAACAGAGAAAAACTTGCTGAAGAATTGGAAGACCTTGGTCTAACAGCAGACGATGCATCTAGCATTGCTAAAGAACCAGCATCTGCCACCTTCAACAAGAAGACGGGCTTAGTTGAATACAAAGTTAACCAGTTGTTGCGCAATAGTGACAACGTGTTCCCAATTCGTATCAATGGCAAAGACCGATTCATTATCTTTAACAGCAGCGATCCACGCGCACAACGCATGGCCAAGTCATTAAAGAGCTTGGATGCCGAGCAGCTGGGCTTGGCGCTTGGCACGATTGGCGAAGTAACGCGCTTCATGGCGTCGGTCAACACCCAGTACAACCCAGTGTTCGGTGCATGGAACTTTGTGCGTGACGTGCAAGGCGCTGCGCTCAACCTGTCCACCACCGACATTGCGGGTGAAGAAAGAAAAGTATTGACGGGTGTTTGGCCAGCTCTGTCTAGCATCTACTCTGACCTGCGTGCGCAGCGATCTGGCAAAGCGCCAAAGGGCGAGTGGCAAGAGCTGTTTGAACGCTTCCAAAAGGCGGGTGGCACTACAGGTTACAAAGACCAGTTCAGCCGTGGCAAAGACAAGCCAGGCATTGTGGCGCAAGAGCTTAAGAAGCTAGACCGTGGTAATGTGCGCCAAGCCGCAGACGCGGTGTTCAATTGGCTGTCAGACTACAACGACGCCATGGAAAACGCCGTGCGTTTGTCTGCGTTTAAAGTTGCACTGGACAAGGGTCTGAGCGAAGACAAGGCCGCTAGCCTTGCTAAGAACCTCACAGTTAACTTCAACCGCAAGGGTGCATCCTCGCCTACGTTGCAGTCTCTTTACGCCTTCTTTAACGCTTCTGTGCAGGGTACAAAACGTTTGGCTGAAACCCTCAAAGGGCCAGCCGGCAAGAAGATTATTGCGGGTGGTTTTGCAATTGGTGCAGCTCAAGCTATTGCCTTGGCTATGGCCGGTTACGACGACGATGAGCCGCCACAGTTCCTCAAAGATAAGAACCTAATCATTCCCGTCTTCGGTGGTGATTACCTCATCATCCCCATGCCAATGGGCTTCAACATCTTCCCCGGAATCGGTCGCCTGACTACCGAGTACATCTTGGGTCAAGCCGGAATGATCACGGGTGCCAAGAGCTTGGGCGACAAGGCTTTGGATGCAACGTCCTTGGTGCTGGATTCGTTCAACCCATTGGGCTCGGGCAGCTTGCTTCAGCTTGTATCTCCCACAGCGTTTGATCCTTTTGCCGCCATCCAGTCCAACAGGGACGCATTTGGCCGGCCAATCTCCAAGGAAGACCGCGCAACCTCTCCGACACCAGGCTTCCAACGTAGCCGTGAGGGCGCCAGCTGGTTCAGCAAAAACTTGGCTGAGCTGCTGAACTATGTGTCCTCTCCTGAAGGCACGAAGTACACCAAGGGCGCTATCAGCCCTACGGCAGACCAGATTGATTACTTGATTGGTCAGTACACCGGCGGTGTGGGTCGTGAGTTGATGAAGACGGGTGAGTACGCAAAGGCTGTCGTCAAAGGTGAAACAGAAGACCTGCCGTCGTACCGCGTGCCTATCGCTGGTAAGTTGTACGGCGAGACAACAACGCCAGCCGCTATCTCTGCCAAGTTCTACTTGAACGTGACCGAGCTGGCTAAGCATGAGAACGAATTGAAGCAGCGCATGAAGAACAAGGATGACACGAAAGAATATCGTGCGGAACATCCAGAGGTGCGCTTTATTAATCGTGCTAACTACATTGAGAACCAGGTCACTGCATTAAACAAGCAGAAGAAAGCCCTCCAAGAGAAGAATGCTCCTGACGCTCAAATCAAAAAGATTGACGACCAGAAGACCGCTCTCATGAAGGGCTTGAATGACCAGATCAGGAAGCTACAACAATAAGCCCGCGCTCGAAGAACTCACCAATCGTCTTGCGGTGAGCTTCTTCCCACATCTCCACACGCTCGGCCTTGCTCATCTTTGAGCCTTGGTCGAGCTCGCTGTGGCATGTAAAGCACAGGGAGGCTATGCGGTAGTCACTCGCCTTCAAGCCTCTCCCTTTTCCGTCTCTCAACTGGTTGCTGTGGGCTGCTACTATCGTCCCGTTGTCCGTTCCACAATGCTGACAAGGTATCAAACGCGCTGTTTCTAGGAGCTTTTTGTTTCGGTACATATAAATCCCAGTCTTTTGGTAGGCGTCTGCTTTCAGGTCTAGCAAGGCAGGATGCGCACTCCCACCGGCCAGTTCTTCTATCCACTACAGCGCCGCCTTCCAGCGGGCCATACTGTTCGCACGTTGGGCAGTGACGCTTACCGTACATCCTCGTCTGTGGCTTTTCTTCGGACACTACGCTTCTCCTTTTTGATGGCAGCAATCCCTTCTTGCTCACCGCCTCGAATGTCAATCATGCGTTCAGCCATTTCCCACGCGCGGGGAGGAATGTCTTCCTCACTTGCTCCGCGCATGATCAAGCCCAGCATGGCAAAGCCCGCGTAGAGGTCACGCAGATTTGACTCATGCTGTTCCATCATTGCGTGCTATCTGGTCCAAAGTTGATTAGAGAATACTCGTAGCACTCTTTAACCCCCTCAAGTATTTCATCCTCAGAAATATTCTGCTGGATGGCAAACTCGCACAGCACAGAAGACAACACGCTAATGATGGCGCCCGGCTCTGATAGGTCGCAGGTTTGAAGCTCTTCCCAGATGGACTCTGAGAGGGATTCCATATCGTCAATAATGTCTTGTTCCATTTACATCTCCAAGAGTTTGATTTGATCAGCCATGATGTCGTTCAAGTACTTGCCTTTGACGGCAATGTTCTCGATCTCTTTGATGGCATCTATTTCTTTAACAACATCCTTGAGGGCTTTGTTATAGCCCGCCTTGAATGTATCGTCACCATCTACCAACATGCAGATGGCGTCTCGGACCATTGAAGAGGCCATGCGTCTCTTCGCTAAGTCTTTCATCTTCGCGTGGTACTCCGGTGGGAGATACACGCTGTAGGGTATTAGTTTCTTCATTGATTGTTCCAAGCGTCAAAGCTCGCCTTCAGTCGGTTAAACAAATCGCGCGCCTCCTCGTTTGTCTTTAGTTCCTTGCGTGACTCAATTTCCAAGTACGTTGTGACCCACTCTGTGCAAGCCTTCTCGTTCTTTTCCATTAGCCACTCCTTGTGGTGCAGCCAATCCCAGAAGTCTGGATCGCGGCATAGGATGCCCGCCATCTTGACTGCATGATCGCCTGGGAACTCTCCCTCTCGGCTCATCGGTTGTTCTTGGTCATTCAGCCGAACCATGACAACAACGTAGCGTGAGCCAACGAAGTCGCGCATAAGGTCGTTTGGCAGCTCATCGGGATGGACGGCCATCGTTAGTATGTAGCCGTCCTTAGATTGCTTTAGACCAGTCTTGACGCCTTCAAACTGGATTGCTTCAGTCATCCCATGGATCCTTTGCGCTGGACTGTACTGGTGCGCCCTTCTCAAACGTGTTGATCTTGAGAGACACCATGCGGTTGTCGTTCTTGTCCTTCTTCAGCCAGCCGTCCAGCTTGATGGTGACGAACGGTGCGCCGGCAGCCTTATCGATCAAAGCCAAAAGGTAGTCTTTCTCAACTTCCAAATTGCCAAACATATCGGGTGCGCGGTCGTTGCGCTTTTGTGCAGACGTAAACAAGGCGCCTGAGTTTGGGTACTGTGATGACATTTTTATTCCTTAAATGATTCTTTTGTTTGTTTGAAGATTTCCAGCAGCTCTGTGTACAGAGGGTTGTGTTCTGCTTTCAGTTTGTCAAACGTTGCGCGGTTGGTCTTGAAGATTGACTGAACATCTGCGGCAGACTTAACGCACTCCAGACACACCTTCGTAGCATCCATCACCATGTCCGCCCACTTGTCTTCGCTGACAGCTGTGATCCTGATCTCCCACTCCTTCATATCGTCGTTTACAGGCGCTTTCACAACGGGCGCAGGGGTAGGCTTGGGGGCTTCGACTTTGGCCGGCTTTTCAATCTTGACGGGCTTTACTTCCTGCTCTTGTGAGTCGATGGCGTCGGCCTCAACGATCTCCATGGCTAGAAGCCAAAGGTAGCGGCGCAAGTAGGTGTGGGTGCTGCCCAGCATCTGAATTGGCTGACCTTTGTTTGCTTCTGCATAAACGATTGGCGTAGAAAACTTAACAGACGAGCCGTCTTCTGTGTCGTAGATCGTCAGGGTTGCTGTCTCGCCAAACGTAACAACACCGCACAGACCAACTGCGTCAAACAGACGGTGGACTGTAGGGATGAAGTCACCCAGCTCATAGTAGTGCCAGCCGCCAAACTTGTTGTGGCCGGTTTTCTTAATGCCGGATTTAACCAGCTCATGCCTTGCGGCTTGGAGTTTTCTAAATACTGTCATGGTGTTTCCTTAACTAGGTGTGCGGCCTGGGCGCTTCTTTGGTGTGCCATCTTTTTTCAAGCCATACGGGGCGTTAATCCTGCGTTTGACAACAGTCTTTTGTTCTTCTTGTTCAGTTTCCCAAGGCTCGACGATTGCTGCTTTAGCTGCTTGTTTTCTCTGATGCTCAGCAGCTTCTTCAGCTTGCTTCTGACGTACAACTTGGTTATCTAAGCTCTGGAGCATCGATGTCGTGCGCAGCTTAATTGCTTCTACAACAAAGCCGTAATCTGCTTCTTGAATGGTTAGGGTAATGTTCATTTTTATTCCTGCGTTGATAGGTAGTCTCGATATTGAGAACAGAACGGGCTTACTGAACAGAAGTTTGCGCAGCGTGTTCTCTCGCCTTTGCGTACTTCTATCTCGTAGCCTTTTCCGTACTCTTCCACTTTGGCTTTCGCCTCTTCTTCGGTAGTGCAGACATTGCGTGCCTTCACATTGCCGACCTTTTTCACCGCGTACGTGGTTTCTTTCTCCCACATTTGCTCAGGTGTACACGGTGGTAATTCGTCCCCAGTCTCTAAATCAAACAATGCGTTTGAGTGAACAGAGATGCGGTCCTTAATAAATTCTTCGCGCTTTTCCATCGACCACAACTGGATCGGTATAACTTTTACTGGCGCGTCTGGGTAGTTCTGCTTGACGGCAGCATCACGGCGGGACCAATCACGAATGATGGCCACGATCTCGAGCTTGCTTACCTTGTCGCCTTTGACCTTCTCCACCAGCCACGCATAGATGTTGAGCTGGAGTTCCCAGTCAATCTTCTCGTTCATGACTGACCATGCGCCGCACGTCTTGTAGTCGTTGATCGTTACCGTGCCGTCTGGGTTGATGATCTGCAAGTCAATGGCGCCAGAGATAGACCAGCCGTCCACCGTAGCGTGTAGCCGCTCTTCAATCAGGTGGTTCTCATCTACGCCGTGCTCGAGGACGCCGTGAATGGCTGTACCAAAGATCGACCACACCATCTCGGACACATCGGTTTCGATCTTGTCTTCGTGCAACTTACGCAACTGAACAATGCGCGGGCTGTTAATGAGCTCGGTAGCAGAGATGTTTGCCTTGCCCTTGCTGTACGTTGGACGCTTCATGATGTTCACAAAGGTCTGCGGCAGGTTGTGTTTGTTTGTAATGATCATTTTTTTTCCTTGTATACCTCTGCATATAGCTCGTCGTACACCTGTTGCAACTCCGCCATTACGTCACTGATGGCGTCCATCATGATGAGCTGCGTGTAAGATTCTTCTGCCTTTGGCGTAAACCAATCGGCGTACTTGATTTTTGCTTCGCCTATGGTGGTGTTCCAGTTGACCGTAAAGCATCTCATTCATTTCTCCGTTAAGTTATAATCGGCAACACATTGTACCCACACCTTTTCATGTCTTGCAAGTTTTTTTTGAAAGTATTTTAAAAATGTTGATATTTGCATTTGACCCTGGGAAAAGTGGAGCGTGGGCAGCTATCACTCATGTAGGTGATTACCATACTTGCGGCGACATGATTTATCACGATCGCGGGCTTGATACTGAGGCTGTGTGGGGTGAGCTGTGCTTAGCGCGCGATGGGCAAGACTGCCAGGTCGTAGTGGAAGCTGTGCACTCAATGCCGCGTGATGGCGTGCGTCAAGCCTTCTCGTTTGGTGCATCGTATGGCGGCGTGCTTGCTTTGGCGCAGCGCTTTCGTGAGCCATGGATGCTAGTACCACCCCACCAGTGGAAGCGGGACTTGGGGCTTACGTCAGACAAGCAGGAGTCATTGATCATGGCTCGAGAGATATGGCCGGCAGCGCCGCTGTTGCGTAAAAAAGACAACGGTCGCGCAGAGGCTTTACTTATTGCGCTTTGGTACAAGCAAAAGTTTCTTGATTGTGCAGAGTAAATGGTTGAATTTGCAGAGTAAACCTGATAGAGTTAAGTTGTGGTTGCCAGAGCTGTGGTACCATTTTGCACATCAATCTCCGTTGATGGGTCTGCTGGCTCTTTAAATCCTCCGCTAAACACGGGGGATTTTTTTTCACTGTAACTTGTTACAGTCAACTGTTGTGCAAATACGACATCATGTAGCATTTAAAAATATTTCTTGCACGCTGGTTTAGGATATGTATAATCCAAACCGTTGCTGTCGGAGGCGACGAGATAGATAGGCCGTTTACACATGCGTTCCGCCTTACCTAAGAGCCAGAGTGGTGCTTTTAGGCAAGGCTCCGACCGGGCGCAGTTGTAAGCGGCCTTTTTGTTTTTGGGACTTGTCTGTGGATACGCGCTAGAGATACAAAAGACCGGGGATGGCGCACCGGTACACAGGCAGTCCCGCCCTCCATAGCATCCGTCAGAGCGCGTTAGCTGATGGCCTGTATGGGCTGAACTCAAGAAACACAGAACCTCGGTGTGACCCGCACCTCCTAGTAGAGAAATCGAACGGGATAAACAAGACGTCAGCAATGACAATACCCCGGCCAGTAATGGTTGACCGCCTCATGGATGATTGAGGGGGTGGGCGGAGTGGCTTCCGATAGTTGGAATAAATCCCGACAAAGCGTCTTGATAATGAGCTGTGTGCCCTGTTAGTTACCACCCATAGGGGTGGGTGGGTGCACGGGTAAGAGGGCTCTTGACTTGCGATATAGTAGTTGACTCGTGGATAATTCATGAGTTATATTTCAACCAACGGAGGTAGTATGGGATTTATGAAGCGGATAGGGGCCAAGATGGCTGATGTGTTTAGGTTGCCAACGGCTGAGAAGCTGGCTCAGATAGAGCTGGATGAGGCCAAGCGCTCCTTGCTGGCGGCTCAGACAGGGCTTGATTATGCAAAGAGGATGGTGGACTACCACACGGACAGGATCAAGCGCTTGACGGCGTACACAAAGGGGGATGTATGACTTGGGCAATGGTGTTTATGTTGTGCACAAAGACGTGCGTGGCTGAGTATGTGGAAACCTACCCATCGCGCGCTGCATGCGTGAAGAATATCCCAAAGGATACGTATTACACAGTCAGGTGTTTGCCTGTTTCAAAGGACTAATCATGAAAGACGATATTCTGGAAGTTGTCACTGTTGTGTTTACGTGGCTGGCCGGCATTGCCATTGTGTGTGCGTCTGCTGTAGCGTTTGGTGTTTTGGCGCACATCTTGTGGATTTGCATGATGTTTGGCTGGAACAGAATCTAAATGCGTAAGCGTTCAAAGTACAAACCAAAGGGCGTGCGCTTGGATGTGATGTCTTGGGTTAGGGCTGGCTTTGAGGTTTTAGACTCAAGAGGCCTGACGCTCAAGATTAAGAATCACGCGGCAATGGCGTCCATAGTAAGAGGCACTGGCACGATTGCGGATGTAGACATCCTCATCAGCGCCATGAACATTACTGAGGCGCTGGCGGTGCAAGGCAAAGGCGAAGAGTGGCTGGCGGAGATACGTGCCGCAGAAGATGCCATCAAGTCTATGGCCGAGCGAGGGTTGAGGTTGAATAACAAGTTCCTGTTCACAGGACCGGAGATGAAAGCGCTTAACTTGGGCATGGACATCCATGATGCCCAGCTAGACGCATGTACTGTGGCCGACGTAGAGAAGGCTATAGATTTAGTGGCAAAAGAGGTCCGATTAAAACGTGTCCGAATCATTGAAAAGGAGGAAGTATGACACCGAGATTTAAGAAACTGCTAGAGATGTGCATCGAGAACGGCATTGAGTACGGCTGGCGTAGGGCGCACAAGAACACAGACGATCCCACCGAGGATGTCATCAAGGGTGAGATCAGCCACGCCATTGAGCTGGAAATGTACGAATGGTTTGAATTTGAGGAGCACCCACAATGAAAGTAACAAACATCATCGAGCACGAAGACGGCACAGCAACCATCACGCTAGACATGTCCAAAGAAGAGCACCAGACGGTCATGGAGGGTGCTTTGCTGCGCGGCATAGCATTAGGCCTAGCGACCAACAACACGGCGGACTGGGACGGCTTTACGGCCGAGGAGTGGCGCAATATTGTGAACAACGCAATTGAGGCCAAGCGTAAGGAGGCAGCATGACACAAGATGAAATCATTGAGATGGCTAAACAGGCTGGAATATCAAAAGACCATGCAGAAGGTATGACACTATTTCTTGAAGCCTTTGCCAAACTGGTAGCAGCTAAAGAGCGTGAGGCGTGTGCATTGATATGCGACAAAGAAGTTGAAGAATGGAAATATGATCCTGATGTAGTTGATGTTGCAATAGCAATCCGAGCAAGAGGTGAAGCATGACAGACTTTTTTTACGGAGCTATTTGTGGCGCTGTTATTGGCGCGGCAATAAACTTTTTTAGAGGGTTTGTTTGTGCGTGGATTAAAACAATCCGAGCAAGAGGTGAAGCATGACGCTTCCGTTTGACATTTGCCGCTGTAACGGGTGGCGTGATGAAACAAATAAGCTGGTAACGCCTTGTGCAACTTGCCGCAGAGTTTTAGAACAACAACCAAGCGGTGAGAGAACGCCTTGGTTTACGACTGCGCCGCCATTGAACAAAGGTGATTGTCAGTACGTCATACACATACACTGAATGTATTGATTTGTATAGATATAGGAGAACACATGGTTGAAGTAAACGACATAGTACAAGTTGACCCTAACTTTGAAGTATTTGGTGGCTGCATGGTAGTAGTCACCGAAGTGAAGGGCTGGGGCATCCAAGGTTACGTTCAGTCTGCTGGCGTAGAGGGGCAAGCCTACATCCGACTTAAAACAGAGCAGTTTGAGTCAACGGGTGGAAAAGCAATATGGGTGGCGCAATGAAAGAAACAATGAATTGGCCTTTCCCAACATGTCCACCCACACCGTGGACAAAAGCACAAGAGCAAGCATATCAACAAGCGCAACGCGCACAACTGCCAGAGGCTCCGCTATGACTGACAAAGAAACCATGCAAATAGCAATTGCTGCTTTGAAGGAATTGGTTGCTCAAACTGAAAGTAAATTTTTTGCTCTTAAACATAATCACTTTGCAATGCAAGACGCTAGGGCTGCTATTGCTCGTTTGCGTGAAGCATTGGCCCCTATTGAAATTGAAAAAGATTTGATTTTACAAAAATTGCATGATGAAAATGAACGTCTTGGTTTGTATAAAGATGCTTATGGCGAGGAAAATAAAGAATCTGTAAGACTTCAATGTGTTGTTTGTAATACCGTTTATGCAGATGGTGTGCCGCCACAAGTAGCCAAGCAAGAGCAGGGTGAGCCTGTGGCGTTGGCTGAGTATGACGCTGGTTTTCTTAATGATTACGGCGGTGGGAACGTGTATTGGTGGTGGGAGTACATTCGTTACGAATTGGGTCGAGCGCACGATCACTACCAAGAACAAATCGATAACCTCTACACCACACCACAACAACGCACATGGGTTGGGCTGACGGATGAGGATGAGATTGACTGGGAAGACGGTGGCAACCTCAAAGATTTATTCAAAGCCATAGAAGCCAAATTACGCGAGAAAAACACATGACACCCGCAGAACTACTACACACAGATGCGGCAAGGTATGCAACCAACCGCAAACTTGCTTACATCAAAGCAATGGATAAAAAAGAGGCTGACCACATGAGTGAAGAAGCCTTGAACGGAAGATGGCTTGCTCACTACGAAGGTTATCGAGAGGGTTATTGGGTTGCCACTGGTGACGCCAAATTTACAACAGACCCTGCCAAACTCAAGGAGAAGAACACATGACACTGTGGTCACAACAAACTACTGAGCAAAGAATAAAAAACGTAATCAGTCACTACAAGCGAGAAATTGAGCGATTTAAACAAGAAGGCGACCTACAGGTCGTTGACATGTACGAAGTCTTTGTTGGTTGGCTGGAAACCATATTGGAGAGGCCATGACTGATCGACTGAATAAAAATTTAAACAGGCTCGCGGAAGAGGCGGGCATCAAAGAGCTGACGCCTGAGATACGTAGGTTTGCGTGGCTTATCAACCAAGATTCTTTGATTGGGTTTTGGGAGGCGGCGCAACACTACGCAAAGTTTGAAAGAGATAAGGTTGACGCCTTCATCCAAAGCACCAAGGAGAACACATGACTTGCAAAAAGCCATGCAAAGTTTGCCCATGCAAACCAACAACACCAGCTCTCCATAGAAACTTAATACGCTCGGTGTTTGACGTGATCACAAAGTCTGGCGGCTTTCCTTGCCATGATAAGCATCCAAAAGCACACGCGTTGCACAAAGATGCGATTGGCGCGGACGGTAAGTTTCACACTCTCGACTGCGCTGGATATGCGATATGGGGCTTGACTTCAAAGGAGAACACATGAAACCAGAACTAATTGAAATTGTACGCAAGTTGCGGGACTACGAGAAGCGGCGTGACGAGTATCTAAATTCGTTGCCAAACGAAGTCCGTAACTTTTTATTGGACAACCGGTACACCGAAATGCAGGACATGAAGTCCCAACAGCTGTTAGAAGACCTGTTCAAGGAGGATGTTGATAGGGTCTATTGGATCTTATACGACTACGACAACGTAAGAGACAGCAGCCCCCACATCACACACAAGGACGGCACAGAGTACACGTTTGAAACGGATGAGGACTACTACAAATACCTGGAAGATCTTGAGCAGCAAGTAGAAGTTACGCCGGCCGTGCGCATAAGCGACCTAGAAGAAGAAACCAAGTCTCAGGGGAAGTTGATAACAAGAATAATGGAAGACATCGTAAAGACCACCAAGGTCTACTATGCAAAATAAGAAGGGGGCTTGTGGCCCCCTCTTTTTTTACTCTTCAATCTTAGTGATAACGTAAGTTGAAACAGTAGCTGGTTCGTCTTCTTCCTCTTCCTCTTCGTCTTCTTCATCATCTTCCTCAATGACCTCATAGTCAACACACCAGCCGTTGTCCATTTGTAAGTCAATGAATTCTTGGAGGACTTGAATTTTGTCAAAGTCGTTAGTCTCAATAACAACCTTCTCGTCACCGCCCCAAGCGGAAATGTCAATTTCTACCTTGTACATAAAAGCCCCTTAAGTTAATGCCACCTGGCGAGTTAAGTTTGCTTGTCAACCATGACACATTTAAGAAAGCATTTCGGGGGTAACGGTGTTGCGGGCTACCTGTCCGTACCGGTCAGAATAGGTAATACTGGTTACATGGCGCTCAGACATCCAGCCACCGCGCGCTGCATAGGCGTCCCTTGCTGCTAACGTAGAGTGCTGGATAACAGTCATGCCGCTGTGTTCTTTTTCTTCGACGTGATGGCGGTGGCCGCAGTGGGCATAGCGTTTAGTGGTTTCACCCCACATCTTTGGGAACTGAGACGCAAAAAGAATGGGTAGAGCGTTGTTTTTTGACAAATGCCCATGATGCCAAGCCAACATTGTTTTCCCGTGCTGGTATACGTAGTACGGTAGTTCACTATCAATAACTTGTATGCGCGGCTCGTTCTCGTACAGGGCTTGGAACATGGCGCGAAGCCAGACCGAACTAGAGATATCGTGGTTGCCCTCGGCCAACAACAGCACAACCTTTTGGTGCTTCTCTAATGCGCGGGCAACAACTGTACGCAAGATGCGTATGGCGGTCTTGACCATCTTGGGCATCCTACCGTCCGCATCCAGCGAATGGCCGCTCTGAGGCGTTACAGCAGACAAAGCAGAGTCGTAGTGGAGGAAGTCTCCAAGCTGCGCTACAACGCACGTAGAGGCGTCTGGAGAGCTTTTAACCATCTGTTCAAAGCAACCTACCAAAGTCTTCTCGGCAATGCTTAAATCCCAATCCTCGCCGCCTTCTTTGTGCCAAGCTAACATGCCAACGTGGCTGTCGGTCAAAGTGTAAACTGTGCACAAGCTATCCACTGTCCCAATCGGAGGCATAGTTACGTCTACCCTTGGCACCTGCTCGCACATCCCGTCAACGATTTCCTTGATGATCTCTTGTTGGCGCGTTTCGTCAATCCCTGACTTCACCCACTGGCCAACCGCTTTGCCATCGTTGTTGTAATAGGTAGAAACCCCACGTACTTTAAACCCGTCAGGAACGGGGTGGGTCATGTCATGCTGCGGGCTGTACCCAGCTATTGCTGCGCGCTTCTTGACGCGATCAAGAGACTTTTGAATGGCGCGCCTGTCTGTGCCAAGGTGCTTGGCGGCTTTGGTAATGCTGCCATACTTTTCAATGGCCTCCATGTATTCCAAGTCTCGAACCGTGGCAAAACTTGCCATTTGAGCGTCAAACTTCATAGCTTCAGTCTCCAGTAAAGAGTGCCTTTGGCACCCCAAGGCTTCGATGGCTCAAACAATTTGAAACCTGTGGCTATCAGGCTGTTAGAAGATGCTGGGTTATCGTATGTATCGGTGATCAGCCAACTCCAGCCTAGCGCTCGCGCTTGCCGAATACGCGCTCGTATAAGTCTTTTCTGTACGCCTTGTCCACGATGACTAGGTAGCACACCTGCACGGCACAGATAACCAGTATCAAGCCAGCGAACACTAGGAACAAGACCCGCAAAAGCGCATGGCAAATTGTGTGCGTCATAAACTATCCACCAGCAACCTTGTGATGTATCGTACGGCGCGTCAGAAGGTAGGCACTTTTTTTGAAGCACCAGCAGCTGATCCTGTATTTGCAAATGGCGAATATCTACGCGCTTTATTTTCATATGTTTATTAGGCGGTTACAGAATTAACTATTTGTGACAATAGGTTAGAACTGGTAATTTATTTTCTTGATCAACTGTGCTGTTGTATAAATCTGACAGACGAAACGCTGCAACAGGTGTAAACTTTTCCCCCCCACAACAAGGAAAATCAATGAAGATTGAACTAAAAAAAATCCGTCTAGATGGCGGAACGCAGCCCCGAGTAAAGATTGATGAACCCACCGTACAGAACTACACCGAGGTACTTTTAGAAGGCGACACCATGCCGGCCGTCACGGTATATTTTGACGGTGTTGACAATTGGTTGGCAGATGGTTTCCACCGCTACCACGCACACAAACGCGCTGGACTAACAGAGATAGAGTCGGATGTTGTCAACGGCACAAAACGTGAAGCGCGCATCTTTTCTTTAGGCGCCAATGCCAATCACGGATTGCCACGCAGCAATGAAGACAAGCGCAATTCTGTTGTGACTTGCTTTGAGGACATCGAGCTGTGCGAATTAAGCGATCGAGAAATCGCAAAGATTTGCAAGGTTAGCGTAATGACTGTTGGTCGTGTGCGTAAATCATTGCAGCTCGATGTGCCAGTGCGTACGGGTAAGGATGGCAGGAAGATTGACACAGCATCGATCGGACGCCCAGCCCCACAACCAACCCAAGAGCCAGAGTACACAGAAGAAGACCGAGCGAGTGAGTTGGCTACCGAGCACGCCCATGCGCTCGAGGAGAACATCAAACTCAAAGACCGTCTTGCTGTTAGCTCTTTGATGGATTCAGAAGAGGCAAAGGTTGAGGTGCAAGAGACAATCGAAACGTTGCGCGACCAGGTTAAAAGTCTCGAGCGTCAACTCGCCGCCGTCACAGCATCTCGCAATGAGTTCCAGAATAAGAACGCAGAGATGATCAAGCAGATGGCGTATTGGAAGAAGCGCGCCGAGAAAGCAGAAGCAGGTAAGTAAACCGAAGTTGGGCGGTATCCCATCAGGAGATTGATATGTTGAAATTACGCGACCACCAAACGGAGGTGGTTGAAAAACTGCGTGACGGATTTGCAGCAGGACATCGGTGCCAATTACTGTATGCGCCTACTGGCTTTGGTAAAACCGAAGTCGCCATGTACGTCATGAAAGAAGCCGCAGACAAATACAAGACGGTTGCGATGGTTCTAGATCGCATCGTGCTGGTAAATCAAACAAGCACACGCCTATCTAAGTACAACATTGGTCATGGTGTCATGCAATCAGGGCACTGGCGATACCGTCCGATGGAACGCATACAGATTTGCTCGGCACAAACGCTCGAGCGGCGCGGCAACTTCACCAAGCCAGACTTGCTCATCATCGATGAGTGCCACATCCAACGTAAGCAGGTGCTTGAGTACATCAAGAGCAACCCAGACATGAAGGTGATTGGCTTGACTGCCACACCTTTTACCAAAGGACTGGGCGACGTGTACACCCATGTTGTTGGCGCCAAAGCAACAGGTCAAATGATTGATGATGGCTGGCTTACCCCGCTCAAAATCTTTATCGCAAAAGAGATTGATATGCGCGGCGCCAAGAAGGTTGCGGGCGAATGGTCACAAGACGAAGTGTCCGAGCGCGGCATGCAGATTACGGGCGATATCGTGACTGAGTGGGAAAAGAAGACACACGAAGTGTTTGGTAAAGCTGCCAAGACGGTTGTGTTTTGCGCTGGCGTAGAGCACGGGCGTGATCTTGTGCGCCAGTTCAATGCGCGCGGCTATAACTTTGTGTCCATCTCTTACAAGGAAGATGACGAGTTCAAAGCCCAGACCATCGAGGACTTTGGCCGCCCCGATACCAACATCACAGGCTTGATTGCTACCGACATCTTGACTAAAGGCTTTGATGTGCCCGATGTCATGATTGGTGTGAGCGCACGTCCATTCTCCAAGTCGTTCAGCTCTCACGTCCAGCAGATGGGGCGCATTATGCGTCCGTACGAGGGCAAAGAGTTTGGCTTGTGGCTTGATCACTCGGGCAATTACTTGCGCTTTAGGAAGGATTGGGACAAGCTGTTTGATGAGGGCGTCACCGACCTACCAGAAGGCGGCTCAGAGGCAGCCAAGAAAGAACCTACCGAGAAGGAAAAGAAAGAATCAAAGTGCCCAATGTGCAAGGCTTTGTGGGTTTGGCCTTCCAACAGGTGCGGCGCGTGTGGACATGAGAAGCCCTCGCGTCAGTTGATTAACGTGGCTGGTGAGCTGCATGAGTTTGGCAATACTGTACGCAAGCACACAAGCGAGAACCAACAGTTCTATTCTGAGTTAATTTATTATGCGCGCACCAAGGGTTACAAGGAAGGATACGCAGCCGTCAAGTACAAGGAAAAGTACGGCGTGTTTCCCAATGGCCTAGTCAAAGAGGCGGTGCCCACATCATCCAAGACAGCGGGCTGGATTCAATCACGCAACATTGCATGGGCTCGTAGCCAAAGGAAAGCAGCATGACATTCCAACAGTTTGCAATCGAGCACGGGCTCATTGTGGATAACGTAGAGCTGGACAAGTGGGTGCGTGTGCCAACAGAAGACCACCCTCGCAAACGTAATGGCGCATATATCTTCGACGGGCATAGCGGCGCGGTAAGGAATTGGGCGGTACATGATTCACCCATCCAGTACAAATCCACAGAGCCGTACATCGCTAATCCAATGGATCAGTTGCGCCGCCAGAGAGCGCAGGAAGAGAGGCAGAAAAAACAAAAGGCCGCAAGAGATAAGGCAGCCTTCATCATGAACAACGCAACCAAACAACAGCATCCCTACTTGCTGCGCAAAGGTTTCGACATCGATGGGTTGGTTTGGAATAGCCTCCTGATACTACCTATGCGCATTGGTGATGCCTTGGTTGGCTGCCAGCTCATCGATCCAGACGGCACAAAACGCTTCCTGTCTGGGCAAGTAACCAAGGGCGCCAGTCTTGTGATTAACAACAAGGGGCAAGATATCCTGTGCGAAGGGTTTGCTACTGGTCTGTCCATACGTAATGCCATGAAGCATTTAAAAGAGCGGTACACCATCCACGTATGTTTTAGCGCGGGCAATATGTTGGAAATAGCCAAGAGCTTGCATAAACCTTTGGTCATTGCTGACAACGATCCGAGCGGTGTGGGTGAGGGTGTGGCAAAGAAAATAGCCTCGAACTATTGGCTAGGCGAGGCTGGTGAGGATTTCAATGATGCTGAACAGAGGCTGGGCACGGCTGGTGTAGCCGATACCCTGCGCCCGTTCATTCTTCGTCAGTAAAGATGGCAAGCCAGCGTTCCTGTGCTTCCTTTACGCTGCCGCCATACTGCACACAATGGGCAAAGTGGCGCACCTCTGCCATGATGCCCGTCAAGTTCGATAGCCTCATGCTAGTGGCTTGATCGGCAAACTGTCTGGCGCCCATGACTGCCCTGCTTAGATCGCTTTCGAGTCTGTCGATTTGTTCTGCTGTAAATTTCATTTTTCCACCTCGGATACGCTATAGATTTCCCAATCGTCTACACCATCGGCTTCGAAATCGGCGCCATCCATGTCTCTGGCGATGTCCAACGCCTCGTCATCGTTTTCGGCCTCGATTTCGACTGTGTAATAGCTAATGCTTGATACCACAACTTTAAATTTTTTCATGCTAATTGCTCCTGTAGTTTCCATTTGATAGCCTCGTTCCACATACCCAGCGCGTCCACAATGTTGGCGTAGTCTTGCTCGTATTCCACATCATCACCCTCGTAATATCGGCGGACAAAATCAGCCACATATTTATCGCCAATCATTGCCACTTGGCGCCCGTATGCCTCAACAAAGGCGGCTTGTTCTTCTGGTTTCATGCGAATGCTCCTTCTTGTTTCATTGTTTCAACTGTGCATTGAAAGTGGTGCCGAGTCCCATCAATAAATTCAGCCACTTGGCGTAGCGTGAAGTGCTCGACTGTTTGCCATACTGAAATTTCCTCGTGCATCCACTCTTCATCATCACCAATCATCATGTCGATAATTTCTTGGTAAGTCTTGCCTTCTGGGTAGTCACTCAGCCATTGATTAAGTGCAAAATTTTCTGCGTGTGTCATTTTTGTTCTCCTTCTAAAGTTTCTAAGAATTCAATCACATCATCAATTGATTCACCCAGCGTGTATTCGGTGCCGTCCCTGTCTGCTGGGTGCTGCTTCATTTCTTTGGTCATGGTGTTGCGTATGTCGTATGCCGCAAACAATGCAACTTGTATTTGTTCTAGCCTCATGCTGTCACCTCGTTATCTTGGCAATACATATCCACGCCGTAGTCGTAGCCGTGTTTGTAGGCTTGATGCTCTGCGGGCTTTTCTGCTGGGTCGTATGGGTTGTTGTCAGACCCTGTGTTGTAGCCGTCCAGCGCACCATTTGCGTAGGCTCTCATGTGTGAATAGTTCATGATATTTATCCTTTTACGATAGCGTTGAGCTGCTTTGAAATTGAATTGGAAACCAAATAAACGGCAGTAAGTACCGCTGCTGGGTTGTCTGATGCCTTTGCCACCTCTTGCGCATAGGCGAAGGCCTCCGCTAGGTTGTCGCGCTCGGCGAACATTGGGGCGCGAATTGAAAGGGCTAGGGCTGAAATAGCCTCGAGCTGCTGGCTGGTTGTCATGGTTGTAATCTCCGTTTTGACTGTAACTAGTTACAGTCGATTAAAAATAGCCTCGTGCTAGTGGCAAAAAAGTTAGCCTCAAGCTGGCGGCTTGGTGGTATATCGCACCCTTGCGGGTGGTCGTGGTTACTGGCTGCGGGCTTCTTGGCGTCCCTGTTCAATCAGTCGGCGAGCTTCGGCGCGGTCTTCTATCGTCTCGGCCTCCAGCATGTGGCGCAGCGTCTCGGCGGCTTTGCGGCCTTTCTCGTAGGCGTGTCCAGCGTTGATATATTCGGCCTCGGTGTGCTTCATAGTGCCTCGGCCTGTTTGATGGCTGCGCGAATCACCACCAGCGCGCGCGATACTGCGCCTGTCTTGTAAATGTCAGATTGTTCGTGATCTTCCACGAAGGGTAAGGCGAGATAAAGCGCGTCCAGCATGTCGGCGCGCGTGTCTGCCTCTGCTTGAGTGTCGGTCATGGTTTCCCCTGTTATCGGTGCGAAGGTGCACCCCAAAGCCCTTGGCGGGCTTCAGGCTGCGCCCTCAAGTGCGGCGGGTTTCGGTATAGCCGTCCTGAAATAGTCGCTCTGCTGCTGCTTGGTCGGCCTCGTTTTCGAGTGCGCGATTTTTGCGGTGGTAATCTTTCCAGCCTTGCGCGCGCGCCTCGTCTTGCTGGTTTCGTGCGTGGGCGGTCATGCGTCCAGCTTGCGTGTAAATGTCGGGATTGTTTAGCATGGTTTTAGCCTTTCGAAATTGGAATTACTCGGCGCGCGCGTTGGTCGGTGATCTTGGCGCGCTGTCCGTGGGCGCGGAAACCCACAATGGCCTTGCGGTCGGCCTTTTGGCAAAGCTGGCAAACTGCGCATGTCATGTAATCGCGCGTCTGTGCTGGGCAAACTTGGATTGTGCGGCCTTTGGGCGTCTTGCTGATGGCTGGCGTGTCCATGGGCACAATGCACACCACGGGCGCTGCGTTCAGGTCGGCGAGCGTGTCGGCCTCGCCGGCATCATCGGCGCTGAGGTTGATCGTGAAGCCCCACGCGTTGGCGTGTTTAATCCACTTTATGGCCTCGGGCGTTTTCTTGTGCGTGTATGTGAAACCTCGGCGGCCTTTGTTGGCTTTGACGATCTCACCCAGCGCGGCGGCGTCCACTTCTTCCCCTTTGCCCCATAAGTCCCCAGCGACAGCGTGGCGCCAAAGCTGCCCCTCTGGCATGGCCTGAATGAATCGCGCGGTTGTTGCTATGTCGGCGGCTGTGTCGGCGCGTTTCCAAGCTAGGCGCGTGTGGTAGGCCTCGGCGTAGCAGTCGGCGCCAATATGCGGGCAACTGGGCGGGCAAGTGTCGCGGCTGGCGTAGGTGGTCGGGATCGGCCCTGTTTTTATGTTGCTGGATTGTTTAATTAAAAGTGTTGGCATGGTTTCCCCTTTATTTGATATAACCCGCGCGGCGGGCTTCGTTTATGTCTGCTTCGCGGTCGGCCTCGTAATAAAGCCCACGGATTAGAAGATTCTCGGCGCCGAATACCTTGGAGGCGAAACAATGCGGGCATGGGTCGTGCTCGGCGTCTGGCTCGATGCCGTCCACCTCTTCCCCACAAGATAGACAAAATCCTGTGTCGTTGTCTGTCTCGGTGATGTGGATTAGCCAATCATCGGCGGGTTTATATTGCAGGGCGCCATTTTTGGCGCGATATTGCTTGGTCATGGTGTTTGCTCCTGTTTAGTCGGTGGTTTGTGTGAAATTCAAGCGGTCGATGCAGTCTTCCAGCGCGGGGATGGCGTCGGCTGGGTTTCCCTCGGTGATGTCATAAAGCGCGGCAACTAGTTGCTCGTAGATAGTTTGTAGGCTTGCGGCGTGATCGGTGGTCATGGTCTGGGCTCCAGTTAAAACAATGAGGCGTGTTCGCGGGTCAATTCGGCGTCGGTGTATTGCGTGAATCCGCCATCCATAAGAAAAGCGGCGGTGTTGGTAATATGTTCGGGGTTATTGATCAACCACTCCAGTTCGTGCTTGATCAAGTCGTAAATTTTGGCGTCTCGCTCCGTCTGTGTCATGGTCTGGGCTCCAGTTACTTAGTTTTCTTGGCGCTTACTCGTACCACGGCGAAGGGTGCGCCCTCGGTGGTGTGGGCTTTGATTAGCTGGCGGCTGGGTTTGAAGCGCTGCGCGATGGTTTGCCAATCAATGGAAACCTTGGTGACGCCATAGGATATGGCTGCGCGGTGCTGGCTGCCCTCGATGGCCTCGGCACCTGTGGCAATTAGCATGGTTTTTAGTGCTAGTTCCTCGGCCTGTAATTCGGCAATGTCGCGTTTAACTATGGCGAGGCTGTCCACAATGTGGCGCGTAAAAGTTCCAGCGTCCAGATCTCCCGAATCATTCAGGCGGGCGCGTGTGGGTAGGTTTGCGGTGTTCATGTTGTGGGTTCCTGTGGTGGTTAAAGTGTGGCGCGGTTTGCGAGGGCTTCGCTGATGCACCCTTCGCGCTGCAGCTGGTCAACAAAATCAACAAAGGCGCAGCGGGTATCAGTCGGGTAAACCAGTTCGGCGGTTTTATCGTGCTGGTTCCAGCTGTAGCGGTAGCGGCGGCGGGGCGCTGCTGGGTGTGCTGCCCAAAATGCCGCGCGAATTTGCGGCTGGTTCGTGTAGGTCATGGTTTTAGTCCTCAATCAAGTTACAAAAGCCCACAAAGGCGGTGAAAAGAAACAGCGCGGCGGTTGCGATGGCAAGGCCTGTGGAGATATCCCCTGTCATGCTGGCGATGGCTGTTAGGGCTAATCCAGCGCATGAGGCGGCGATTGTGAGTGCGTGAATGATGGTCATGGTGTTTACTCCGTGGGTTAAAAAGCTGAATTGCGGGCGTCTGCTTGCCGCTCGGCGTATATATCGGCGATGGCCTGAAGGTTTTCCCAAGCCTTGGCGGTGTTGCCGTCGCAGTCGGTGATTAGTTTGGCAAAGTCGCTGTCACTCCAGCACTCGGCCATCGTGTCTGCGCCCTTGTTGTAGTTATCGAGGCACCATTGCTGCATGGCCTCGATTGTTTCTGCCTGTGTTTTCATGTCGTTTTCTCCGTGGGTTGTTGCTAGGGGCTTTGAATATAAATTCTGTCAACCCCCCTGTCAGTCACCTATGCGACACCTATAATGGCATTTTAGTGTTGTAGGTGTCTCGCAACCCGCATGGTTACTGGGTTTGTGGCCTGTTTAACTATTTTTAAATTATTTTGCGCGGGCGTCTTTCCCTGTGGGTTGGCTTGAATGCGTTAAGGGAATAACACCCAGCGCATGGCCTTCGTGTAGTGCTGCAAGCCTGGGGTGTGGTTAGCCTGGCTGGTGGTGCTTTGCATTGTTTTATTTGTCTTGATATAGTCGCGGCAAATTCTCGGTTTATACCTAAGAAACACGGAGCACAAAAGATGGTGAAAAAGTTAACGCGCGCGGAGATTAAACAAGGGTTAGATTCATTCCCCATTGAATCGCTGTTATCTGGTGGTGTAGGAAAGAAACCAGCACTCACCACAAAGCAAAGAGAATTTGCTCGTGCTGTCGCCATGGGTGAAACAAAGGCTGCAGCGTATCGCAAAGCATACAAAGCAGACGCAACACCAGCCACGCTAGCAGGTGAGCCTTATAGGGTAGCCAGTAACCCGCGCATAGCCGCCGAGATAGAAGCCTACACCTTAGCTTTGGAGGCTGAGAAACATCGAACACCCGCTCAACTCAAGGCCTTGCTAGTTCAACAACTGGTGCAACACTCCATTGATCCTGACTTTCCACCAGCCCAGCGCGTCCAATGCTTGAAGCTAATCGGGTCATTGTTTGATGTGGGCGCCTTCCTCGAGCGCAAAGAGATAACCACAGTTCAATCCAGCAATGACCTACGCGCGCGCCTACTTACTGTGCTTGGTGATGTGTCCGACGCCACGATCAAGGATGACGCCGCCGACCTGCTGCAGGAAATACAAGGGGCGGGCTTGCAAAAAGTTGACGCAGCGCAACCCACCACCACCCCACCCGCCCAATGTGACGCGTCGCCGCATGCTGGCACTACGCATACTATTCCACTCAAACAATCCGCTCAAGAATCGGAGGGTACCCCTTCTCATTTTGACAAGGACGATGTCGTTGTGGATTTTGACAAGTAGCCCCCCCTATGTTTTCCATACAAAAAAGGGGTGGGGTATATATAAAAATGATTACAAGTATATTTTTGACTGTAACTAGTTACAGTGGAAATGTGACTGTAACTAGTTACAGTGGGGACATATGAAGTTTAAGAGTGTAGAACAGGCGCTGGAGGTTTTAGTGACTGAGAAGCAGAGGACGATATTTTTGTGTATTGACGAGTACTGGAAGCGTCAGGGGTATGGGCCGTCTATAGATGATGTGATGATGCTTACTGGGGATAAGAGTCGGAGTAACGTAAGTAGGGTCATGCATAAGTTGTGTGATTTGGGTGTATGTAAGATGAGGCCTAACAGTGCGCGCTCGATTCGGCCGGCGCATATTAACTTGAGGAAGCTGCCTTGAAGACGATCATCCATGTGAACCAGCACGTCATTAAGTCGAACAGGAAGGCTGGGGTGGAAGAGCCTGTGCTAACGGTGAAGACGTACAAGTCGAACAAATACGCTAGTGTGGTGGAGATACTGGGGCCGAGCAAGGTTGTGTATTCGCCGAATAAGCCTTTGTCTTGCGGCGCGCATGTGTGGATAGAAACTGAGTCAGAAGTGCTGACGGACGAAGACTACTTGGCGGCTTTAGGCCCATGCGGAAAATGAACTACTTTATGGACTTGGTTTTTGGCGACAAGTTTGCTTTGCAGTTTGTGCGGGACTGGTACATGGGGGAAGTTGTGTACACCATACGCGTTACACCCAAAGAGTTTGAAGAGCTTCAATTGATCATTGACCAGGTGTTTGAACGTGAACATTGACAAGATTACTGAGGCTATAGGGTTACTACCTATCAATGAGCGAGAAGCGTTCATGTCGGACTTGGCCGAGTACCAGGCGAGTCTGAAGAGAGAGAAGGCCCAGATAGACTTTATGAAGTTTGTAAAGGCTATGTGGCCGGGCTTTATTGACGGGCGCCACCATAAGGTCATGGCTAAGAAGTTTGAAGAGATTGCAGAAGGCAAGATTAGGCGCCTCATCATTAACATGCCGCCGCGCCATACGAAGTCTGAGTTTGCGTCCTACATGCTTCCCGCGTGGTTTTTAGGTAAGTACCCTAACAAGAAGATTATTCAATGTTCGAACACAGCTGAACTGGCGGTGGGGTTTGGACGTAAGGTTCGTAACTTGGTGGACTCGGAGCAGTATGCGCAAATCTTTCCTAACGTTACTCTCCGATCTGATTCAAAGGCTGCCGGGCGCTGGTCTACAAGTGGCAACGGTGAGTACTTTGCTATTGGCGTCGGTGGTACTGTTACTGGTAAAGGTGCTGACCTGCTCATTATTGATGATCCTCATTCCGAACAAGAAGCTGCACTAGCCGCCGGAGATCCGACCGTATTCGATAAGGTCTATGAGTGGTACACATCCGGACCGCGCCAACGTTTACAGCCCGGAGGCTCTATCGTTGTCGTTATGACGCGCTGGGCTAAGCGAGACTTGACGGGAAAGATCCTCCAGTCAATGATTGACAAAGATGGAGAACACTGGGAGGTCATTAACTTTCCCGCGATTCTTCCCTCGGGTAATCCCCTATGGCCTGAGTTTTGGAGCTTGACCGAACTAGAGGCGCTTCAACTTGAACTGCCTACGCCTAAGTGGAACGCCCAGTACCAACAAAGCCCTACTTCTGAAGAAGGCGCGATTGTTAAGCGCGAGTGGTGGAAGGAGTGGAAAGAAGACAACCCGCCGAGGTGCGAGTTTATTATTCAGTCCTGGGATACCGCGTTTACAAAAAGCGAGCGCTCAGACTATTCCGCGTGCACGACGTGGGGGGTGTTCTACCTCAACGAGAACGAAAACGACCCGAACGTGATTTTGCTCGACGCGTTTAAAAAGCGCATGGAGTTTCCTGAGTTGAAAGAGAAGGCGTTTAACCACTACAAAGAGTGGGAGCCTGACGCGTTTATTGTGGAAGCAAAGGCTTCTGGCGCGCCGCTGATCTTTGAGTTGCGGGCCATGGGGATCCCTGTATCTGAATTTACTCCAAGTAGGGGTAATGATAAGATGGTACGTATTAACTCTGTATCAGACTTATTCGCTAGTGGAAAGGTGTGGGCGCCGGCTACTAGATGGGCGGATGAGCTGATTGAGGAGATGGCGGCGTTTCCAAACTCTGACCACGATGACTTGGTTGACTCATCAACACAGGCGTTAATTAGGTTTCGTAAAGGTGGATTTTTAAGGCTACAGACTGATGAAGAAGATGAGCCAAGATCATTCCGCCGCAAAGTCTCTTACTATTAAAGGATAGATATGATTGAAAAATCCCTGTATGAAGCGCCAGAAGGTCTGGAATCTTTAACCGGCCCAGATGAGGCGGCCATTGAGATTGAGATTGAAGACCCAGAATCGGTAACGATTAAGACGGGCGACATGGAGATCGAGATTATTCCTGGTAGTGAGTTTGATGACTTTGACGCCAACTTGGTTGATCATTTATCAGAAGACGTAATCACCCAACTAGTCAGCGATCTAGTCAGTGATTATGAGGATGACGTTGATTCCAGAAAAGACTGGATGCAAACATATGTAGACGGCATTGAGTTGTTGGGCATGAAGATTGAAGAGCGCGCCGATCCATGGGTTGGGGCGTGCGGTGTGTATCACCCTATCCTCTCAGAAGCTCTGGTTAAGTTCCAAGCCGAAACAATGATGTCTACGTTTCCTGCGGCCGGTCCCGTAAAGACCCAGCTAATTGGTAAAGAGACGCCGCAAAAGAAAGACTCTGCTACTCGCGTTCAAGACGACATGAATTATGAGTTGACAGACCGCATGGTTGAGTTCCGCCCGGAGCACGAGCGCATGGTTTGGGGTCTGGGGATGGCGGGTAACGCGTTTAAGAAGGTGTACTTTGATCCTTCATTAGACCGCCAAACATCTATTTATGTACAAGCCGACGATATTGTGGTGCCTTACGGTGCTTCTAATCTAGAAACGGCCGAGCGCGTTACACATGTAATGCGTAAAACAGAAAATGAATTACGCAAATTGCAAGTTGCTGGCTTTTATGCCGACATTGAGCTGGGCGAGCCTAGTAATACGCTCGACGAGGTAGAGAAGAAGATTGCCGAGAAGATGGGATTCCGTGCGACATCTGATGATCGCTACAAAATCCTAGAAATGAACGTGAATTTGGACCTAGAAGGGTTCGAGCATACGGATGATGAGGGCGAGCCAACAGGAATTGCGCTGCCATACATCGTTACTGTGGAAAAAGGCAGCATGAAGTGCTTGGCCATCCGCAGAAATTGGAAGCAAGACGACAAAAACTGCGCTAAACGCCAGCATTTTGTACATTATGGATACGTTCCAGGCTTTGGTTTTTATTGTTTTGGATTAATTCACCTGATCGGTGCTTTTGCCAAGTCTGGAACGTCTCTCTTACGTCAATTGGTGGACGCAGGTACGCTGGCCAACTTGCCCGGCGGCTTTAAAACGCGCGGATTGCGTATTAAGGGTGATGATTCTCCAATCGGACCAGCAGAGTGGCGCGATGTGGACGTGCCAAGCGGAACTATTGCCGAAAACATCATGGCTTTGCCATACAAAGAGCCAAGCCAAGTGCTGGCTGGTTTGCTTGACAAGATCATTGATGAAGGCCGCCGCTTATCTTCTGCTTCTGACATCCAGATTGCAGACATGTCGGCTAACTCTCCAGTAGGTACTACCCTCGCTATTCTGGAGCGCAGCTTAAAAGTAATGACGGCCGTTCAAGCGCGCATTCATTATTCATTTAAGCAAGAGCTTCGCTTATTGCGCGACATCATTCGTGACTATACGCCCGAAGAATACGCATACGAGCCAGAAGAAGGCCCGCGTAAAGCTAAACGCTCTGACTATGACGCAGTAGATATCATTCCTGTGTCCGATCCAAACGCCTCAACGATGGCGCAAAAGATTGTGCAATACCAAGCGGTTATTCAGCTGGCCCAGATGGCGCCGCAGATCTATGACCTGCCTCAATTGCACCGCCAGATGCTCGATGTGCTGGGTATTAAGAATGCGCAAAAGCTGGTGCCATTGCCGGACGATGAATTGCCAAAAGACCCAGTAAGCGAAAACATGAACGCGCTAAAGGGCTCGCCAATGAAGGCATTCCTAACGCAAGACCACGATGCGCATATTGCTGTGCACACGTCGTTCATGCAAGACCCGCTGATTGCAAAAACAATTGGTCAAAACCCACAAGCCAACATGATCATGGCTTCTTTGCAAGCGCATATTGCAGAGCATTTGGGCTTCCATTACAGAAACCTCATCGAGAAGCAAATGGGTGTTCCATTGCCTCCACCGGACAAGCCATTGCCAGACGATGTCGAAGTCCAGCTGTCCAAACTCATTGCTCAAGCCGGCGCGCAGCTGTTGCAAACCAACATGGCTCAAGCCCAGCAACAGCAGGCCCAGGCTATGGCGCAAGACCCACTGGTCCAGATGCAACAACAAGAGCTGCAAATCAAGGGTCAAGAAGTTGCAAGAAAACAACAGAAAGACATGACAGATGTGCAGCTCAAGCAGAGCCAACAGCAGATCGAGCGCGAGCGTATTGCTACGCAAAAAGAAGTAGACATGACGCGCATCCAAGCGGACCTGGCAAAAGACCAGGTCTCGCACCAAAACTCCAAGGAAATGGAAAACCGCCGCATTGATGTGGACCTGGCAAAGTCCGCAGCAAACATGTTTGGTAAAGGTAACAAATGATTGACAAGTATTTACAACATCTGACCTCCAAGGTCGATGACAAGGTTTTGCAACTCCAAATAGCGATGGCCGACGGGTTGGCCGGGGACTACGCGGAGTACAAAAAAATGTGTGGAGAGGTTAAAGGTCTGCTCACCGCACGTTTATACATCTCAGACCTACAGGAAAGACTAACTAACAATGACGACGACGAGTGACCTCGACTTAATCAAGGCCGTGGATTTATCCAAGATCTTGAACACTAAGCCTGAAGAAAAGGCAAAACAACTTCCCCGCCCCAGTGGTTATCGCATTTTGTGCGCCATCCCTGATGTGGAAAAGGAATTTGACAGCGGTCTTATTAAGGCCGACGAAACGATCATGATTGAAGAAACATTGACAACGGTCCTATTCGTTGTGGCAATGGGTCCTGATTGCTATAAAGACGCATCTCGATTCCCGAGCGGCCCTTATTGCAAAGAAGGCGATTTCATCTTGATTCGACCCAACTCTGGTTCACGACTGGTTATCCACGGCAAGGAATTCCGCGTTATTAACGATGATTCCGTCGAGGGCATAGTTGATGATCCACGAGGCATTAGACGCAAATAAGGAGCGACAACATGAGCGAAACATTTAAATTCCCCGATGAAAAAGACGAGCCGGAAATTGAGGTCACAGCCGAACAGGATGACCAAGATGACAAGCTGGTAATTGAAATCGAAGACGACACGCCCGAGCAAGACCGAAACAAAGAGTCTTTGCCCGAAAAAGTTAAGCAAGAGCTTTACGATGACGAGCTGGAGGATTACTCCACCAAAGTTCGCAAAAAGCTAATCCAGATGAAGAAGCTGGCTCATGACGAACGTCGTGAGAAAGAGGCCGCCATGCGCGAGCAAAACGAAGCTATTGCGTTTGCTCAAAAAGTGCTGGAAGAGAACAAGCGCCTCAAGTCAAACCTTAGCAACAGCGAGAAGAACGTGCTTGCCACGGTAACCCAAGCTGTAGGTATGGAGTTAGACGCAGCCAAGAAAGCGTACCGAGAAGCGTACGACTCTGGAGACACCGATCGAGTACTGGAAGCGCAAGAACGTTTAACTGATGCCAAGATGAAGGCAGATAAAGTTAAAAATTTTAGGCCTGCTCCTGTACAAGAAGAAGAAAATGTAGTACAAACTGCACCACAGCCCCAGTATCGTCCTGATCCTACTGCTCAGCAGTGGCAACAGAACAATAGCTGGTTTGGCGAAGATGAGGAAATGACTAGCTTGGCGCTTGGCCTGCATGAGAGGTTAAAGCGCGAAGGTGTCGTTATCTCATCACAAGAGTATTACCGTCGAATAGACGACACCATCCGCAAACGTTTCCCTGAAAAGTTTGAAGCGGAACCTGAAGAGCGCACAGAAAAGCGCACAAAACCAAGCTCGGTCGTCGCACCAGCTACACGATCTACTTCATCTAAGCGGATCAAATTAAGCCTTTCGCAACAAAATATTGCAAAGAAACTCGGATTAACTCATGAGCAATACGCTCGTGAGGCACTAAAAATGGATGTCTAATATGACTGAAAACAGAAAACCCCGCGAGCTGGAAGAACGTACGCAGGACATGCGCCCCCAACAGTGGTCGCAACCAGAGTTACTTCCCGAACCAGACAAGCAACCAGGGTATAACTATCGTTGGGTTCGTGTTTCTAATTTGAACACTCTGGATCCCCGCAATCTTTCTGCAAAATTGCGTGAAGGTTGGGAGCCAGTAACGTTAGAAGAACAACCTAAATTTAGACTGTTAGCTGATCCCAACAGCCGTTACAAAGACAACGTTGAGATTGGCGGGTTGTTGCTTTGCAAGACTCCATCAGATTTTGTGGCTCAGCGTAACTCGTTTTACCAGAAGCAGACACAAGCTCAGACGGATGCTGTGGATAACAACTTGATGCGTCAGAGTGACGCGCGGATGCCGATTTTCAAAGAAGGCAAGTCCTCGTCGAGCTTTGGCAAAGGTTCTTAATCTTTTTTTAAGGAGTCTTAAATGGCTTATCCCACCATCGACGCCCCTTACGGCGTCAAACCGGTCAATTTGATCGGTGGACAGGTGTTTGCGGGTTCCACTCGTAACCTACCTATTCAGTACAACTACGGTACACCGTTGTATTACGGTGATCTGGTTACTTTGTCTGCTGGTTATGTTGTGATTGCAACTTACCCTGTTAGCACTACCAATACAACGGTTGGTGTTTTCTTGGGTTGCTATTACACAAACCCAACGACTAAGCAACGTCAGTTCGCTCAGTACTATCCCGGTAACGTCCTCGCTGGTGACATCACTGCCATCATCGGTGACGATCCTGACCAAGTGATGAAAGTCGCTGTTTCCACTACCGCTGGTGGTGCAATCATTGGTTCAGCTTCTTCAATTCTCGTTGGCGCTAACATGGCTGGCGGCACACAAACTGGCTCTGCATCTACTGGTAACAGTGGCATGTCTGTTGTCGGCGCGTCTGCTAACGCTTCTGGTGGTGGCTTCCGCGTGTTGAACTTGGTTCCTGATACACAAGTTAGCATTTCAAGCACGTATGTGTCTGGTGGCGCTCCCTCAGCAACTTCTGTTGTTGTGTCTGGTTTGCCAGTTGGCGCGTTCTTGCCAATCGGTACTGACGTGTATAACTTGGTAAATGGTCAGTTGCAGTTCACGGGTGCTACCCTGAGCGCTGCTTCTACCGTGACAACCACTGGTAATACGACTCTTACTGTGACTTCTGTAACAACTCAAGTCGCCGGTACTGTTGTATTGGTCGAAACCCCCGAAGTGTTGGTTAAGTTCAACTTCGGCGCACATCGCTACTACGTAGCATAAGGAGCTTAAATCATGGCTATTTCACGCGCACAACTATTGAAAGAGCTGCTCCCCGGCCTGAACGCCTTGTTCGGTTTGGAGTATGCAAAATACGGCGAAGAGCACAAAGAGATCTACGAAACAGAGACATCTGAGCGTAGCTTCGAGGAAGAAACAAAACTGTCAGGCTTCTCTGCCGCGCCAGTCAAGAACGAAGGCTCAGCCATCGCTTATGACAACGCACAAGAAGCATGGACAGCTCGTTACAACCACGAAACCATCGCTTTGGGCTTCAGCTTGACTGAAGAAGCTATCGAAGACAACTTGTATGACAGCCTGTCTGCTCGTTACACCAAGGCTTTGGCTCGCGCCATGGCTTATACCAAGCAGGTTAAAGCTGCTGCTGTGTTGAACAACGGCTTCTCAGCGGCTTACCCCGGTGGCGACGGCGTTGCTCTTTTCAGCGCATCTCACCCGTTGACCAACGGCGGTGTTAACAGCAACGTTCCTTCTACTCCTGCCGACTTGAACGAGACTTCTTTGGAAGCCGCCGTTATTCAGATCAGCTTGTGGACGGATGAACGCGGCCTGTTGATCGCTTCTAAGCCCAAGAAATTGATTGTTCCACCTGCATTGCAGTTCACGGCAACTCGCTTGCTTGAGACTGAGCTCCGCGTTAGCACTGCTGACAACGACATCAACGCATTGAAGAACAATGGTTCGATCCCAGGTGGTTACGCAATTAACCACTTCTTGACCGACACCAACGCTTGGTTCTTGTGCACAGACGTGCCTAACGGTATGAAGCACTTTGTGCGTTCACCTTTGGCCCAGTCTATGGACGGTGACTTCGATACTGGTAACGTCCGTTACAAGTCTCGTGAGCGTTACAGCTTCGGCTGGTCTGATCCATTGGGCATGTTCGGCTCTGCCGGCGCCTAATCGGTGTGACAAAAGAAAGGGGGCTTCGGTCCCCTTTTTTATTTGCATTATTTTTTAAATAGTGTATATTTACACCAATCCGGGGTTATCCGGTGCATTAGACAGTCCCGGCTGACGACATACAGACTAATGCACTTCACTTGTATGTAAGGACATCATCATGGCATCGACCACCTTCTCCGGCCCAGTAACGTCTACAAATGGCTTTATTGGCGCAGTCACAGGCAACGTTACAGGCAACGTTACAGGCAACACTACAGGCACAGTTACAGGCAACGTTGTTGCTACCGCTGGCTATATTCAATTGCGCACCGCCACTACAGCACAAATCGCTGACGCAACAAACGCTGTAAACACTACTGGCAAAGTCGCAGGTACGATTGTGTTTAACACTACTTTGGGCACATTGAAGATCGCTACCGGCGCAACTGCTACTAGCACTTGGGTGAACGCTGACGGCACTACCGCTGTTACACCAGCTTAATTGATCTTTGGGGCTTTGGCCCCTTATATAAAGGAGATTGATTATGGCTAATATTGGAATCTGGCGTTCTGTTACCCAAGTAGGTACGTACGAGCCGTTTGAGCTTCAGGTGTCGCGTGGGCAAATTCAGGGGCACTCTGTAGTCACTATTGCTGGCTATAACTCTGATGTTGACACATCATGGGAGATGATTACCCCAGTTGGTGACTTGTCTTAT